ATTGCTTGGTGACAACTCCAATGGATAAACCGGCATTCTTTTTGAATAACAATACAATGTTTGATTACATCGGACAATGTTGTGGTGTTGATAAGTATCGATACAACCCTGGTGCAAGAATGGCAACAAAGTTGGCATTGGCTGGATCATTTGTTGGCGATGGATTCTATCATCTTGGTAATTCAATTGCAAATGATTTTACAACTCTCGTGAACAAGTATTCACGTATCTCACAATTCTAACAAAAAAAGAAAAAAAATATAAGACAGGCGAGGGAGAAGCAATTCGCCAATCTCCCTCATACCGCCTGTCATAATGTTTGAGTAGTTTATAGACATACTCAGGTCTGTTCATACATTCGAATTAGAAGCCGCAATGATACACATGGCGCTTGCCATATGTTTTCTCAAGATGCTCCTCAACCGTCTTTACAACTCCAACTGCTGTCTTTCCGATATCATAATCGTCAAGGCAACCGATATGATGGAAATGATGACGGCCGGTCGCAATGCGGCAGAACTGGCGCATGCCCTGACGGAAGTCATGGCTGTAACCACCAGCAGCACCGAGATTACGGATAGCATGGCCGATAGTTTCAGCATTCTGATACTTCATCACCAATTCGAAAATGGTGATATAGAAGTTACCATTGACATTGAACTCAAGAGCCTGTGCATCACCGTGATAGCTGCGAGCTACCATTGTTGCGGTTGTTCCTTCAAATTTTACGTATACCTGTGTCATAAGATTACCTCCTTTAAGACTATCCAAGATCGAGACCTGATATATGCGTTCACAGGTTCTTATGACATGATCGAGGATGTCTAATATTAATACAGATGGAAGTATTTCATTCTCTCTGTTCATATAAATTATATATATACAGAAATTTGAAAAAATAGAAGCCGGGCTTTTGCCCGGCATCCATATTAATATCCCATCATATTCAGCATCATCAATCCAAACATATTAGGATCAAATGTGCTCAATACTTGGTCAATACCCATACAATCTTCCAATGGGATTTTACATGACCCATGCAAAGTAACGACACTGATTGCTGGAAAACAACTCTGGCTGTCATTCACCCATACGCATGGTGTCATTGTCATACCATTAATATGCATGGCTTTCTCAGTGATAAATCTTTCTAATACCAATGAGTCAATCTGATATTCTTCTTGGTTCATATTAGGGAACAATTCTAACAAATGCTGTTGTACCAGTTTGATTGTTTTGTGCAACAAGATAACGAAATGTGGATAATCATTGGAAGTGATAAACATACGATTGGGGGAGCCATATGGCTCCCCGATCGTTAATGAAAATCCTGGTTCAATATATAATGCACCTTTATATTCTTTAATGGTTTGAAATCGTTCTTCGGATCTCTTTTGATACTGATAAACAACTTTGATGTTCTTGTTGATGTTCCCATGATACAGTGTGTGATTAATTTTATTCATGATGCTGCCTTTCCATTGGGAATGTGATAATCGATATCCATATAAACGGACATAACAATGTTGTCCAAAATCTCATTGTACTCCTCAATGTTATTTGCCTCGAATACCACAGCTCTTGTCGGGAACTCCTTTTCGATAAACTTGTACAAATCAAACTTGATGTTCGGATACTTGTTGACATTTACATCTGAGAACACAGAGATGTCTGCATACGGTGAGATTGTTCCAGATTGTCCAACATCCTTAGATGATTCAATAAAGTCGACTTTGCCGATCATGGATGGATTCATTTGCTTGTGGATAAAACCAATCTTATGACGATCCACCCTGCCCAAGCTATTAGGCGATGTGTTCACATGGGTCGCAACTCCATGCCGTTCTTCATGGGCCTTGAAGAACTGCTCTGGGATTTCCCCAGATGTCCAGACTATATCTTCAGATGCATATCTCCCGACATTCATCTGTATCTCGTTTCCACCCACCATCAGCTTGTGGGTGTACACCCTTCCGGGTTAGTCGTTGAGGCTGCAGCTAATTGTGCTCTGATATATCTAATGTGGATACGTGCGGTTTCCGGAAGTTCTAATTCAATTAAGATGTTATTGTCATCCATATGCTCTTCCAGAATGAGTCGTTCAATATCTTTTCTATAAAATTGCAATCCGCCTTTTCTACGGTTAATATTATACAGATCAGCGATCTGCTTCCATTTACCACGGAACTTGATATCCCTGATTGTAGTTACATCGACACAACAAATTTTTGCAATTTCATAATTATGGAGAATCGGACACTCAAGATGCTGACATACCGTATGGATTTGTTCTTCTGTATATTTGTTTGCTGGATTGTCAGTTCCATATCTAGGTTTTACAAGTCCGGTTTTCCACGCATGACGAACATTGTCCTTGATGCTCATCCATTCCAAATTTGTAACATCATTATTCTCCTTATTACCATCAATATGATTTACGGTCGGAAGATGCTTCGGATTAGGAATGAATGCTTCTGCAACAAGACGATGCACTTGTCTGTAGTAGGATTCCTTGTTATGATGAATATCTACGAGGAGATATCCACTTGGATTCTTGAACGGCTTTAAATACTGTTTCGTGTGGCTACTGTAAACCTGCCCCATCACATTAATTGTGTAGACTGTAGGTTCACCGTTAATGAAAATTGTCTTTGATACCATGCCTTTAATATTTTTAGATTTTGACATGATTCATCACCTCCACACGAATGATATATTTATCAGAGATGATTTAATTAGTTGCTTGCCTGCGGGTTGACCATATATCTTTCACATTTTTACCATACCTTTTCCATTACGAATTGCCACTATTATGTCACCACAATAGTTTGGTAGTGAAAACTTTAGGCATCAGTCTTTCGACAGATCGAACACTTTTCCGGCGGCTCGCTTTTCCGCATATATGAGATATCAGGCCACCAATTGACCTTTCCTGGTATATGACAGGAGGTGTGGATAATCCAAATCATTTGCGAAGTCAATTGAATGAACAGTTCCCAAATCATACATCTTCTTGAGGATCGAATCGGGTGAGAATTTGAAGTACCCTTCGATATCTGACATTTGTGCCAATGCACCAAAACGGAACATCTGTTTCAACTTATCAGACACCATCGCTGTAATGATTGTGGAGATTACTTCATTACGACGTAAACGTTTATTCTCAAATGAGAAGAAGTTCATGTCATCAAACTCTGTTTGGAGAATATACTTTAATAACGAAATCATGATGCGCTTATCTACTTCGGGAATCGGCAATACCTGTGCAGAGATAGTATCCAGCATACGGGCAACATGCATTTGATGACAAGCACCACGATGTTCCACCTGACCGTCATAATAGGATAACTGATAAACCCACCACTTAGGGTCACGAACTTGTTCAATTGTATCCGGATGATATCTCTGAATCAATTGCATCGCCATTACCAAGATATTACGAACATATTCAAATTTCTGCAAACCCTTCTTGTATGCTTTGATGTAAACACCATCCACATCATCCATGGGTTTGAAGTATTCATAATCATCCTGATCTGGCAAGATTCTTCCTGTGAACTGGAGAATCGGAAATACCTCGAGGTAAGACAGCACCGATGGAACATGCATGAAGCATGACAAGATCGGTTCCATTGTTGTGAAGATCTTAACCATCCCGACCTTGGAAGATACAATCATTCCATTCATCGAAGTACACATTGCATCTTCATATGAAATCACAACCGGCAATAATGATTTAATAATGAAGGAATTCTCTCCACCAGGATACAGCAATTTGTCCACAAGCTGATACTCGGAATAACGCAAGCTATCCAAGTAATAACGTCCTTTGTTGTCTGCGATGGGAATATGCAGAGTGTTGTGAATGATATTCGATACCATGTTCTTATTTTTGTCACGTGCCTCCAAATAGATGTCAAAATCGAGAACACCAATACGATTGTCTGAGATATTCTTAGTCTTCAACTTTGTACCGGTTTCACGACGCTTTGTTTGGATATCCCCGGACAAGGGATGGGGATTCCAGTTCCAGTTTCCGATTGCCACAAACGGTGTGACTTCACCATCTTTAACGGTGTACAAACGAAGCTGGTTGATGATTTGCAAACCTGAGATTGCCTTAATCACAAAATCCACAAGAGGGCGATCTTCACCCATGTCAACTGTGATGTGATCCAACGGGTTTTCCATGTTGCTGATACAGTAATCGATCATATGATTTACTCCTTTCTGGGTTGTACGAAGTATTGTGTGGTACTTCGTCATGTGAATTATATGTTTACTTAAAAAAGAAATTAAGAAGGTGATAACTCATGAGTGATGAAATCATTCGTAAATATCCATTTGTATCACCAGATACAATGCGTGCGAAATTACACACGGACAAGAATTTGTTTAATGGATATACCAAAAAGAGTTTTGGAACCGAAGCAAGAAATGGTACCAAATATGTCGGTAACATACAAAACTGGGGTTCTGAAATGTTATTAGAATCACGAAATATGAGATTGAATCGCCCACCTCTGGGCGATATTTATCCATGTGATATTTTAAAGACATACTTTGAAATGACATATGATGACAATGTTAATTCTTACGATCAAGAAAATGCATTAATGTTTTTATTGAGAAAGAATGCATTGTATCACAAAAAGATTTACATCAAGTTTACGAATATGGAAGAACATCCATTAATCCGTTCCAATCAAGATTCTTCAACAGTAGCTTGGCTACAGTGGGCATGGAGAACAACCACTCCACCTACATTATGTTTTGAAAGTGATGATGGAGAAACAGTGAATGAATATCCATTGGTTATCACATCCAAAGATGGTTGGTCTCCGATATATTGGTTTCAAACAACAAATTTTACACCAGATAATCAGAACTTATCACAACTTCGTCCAAATGAAAGTGAATTGGTGTATTATTTAATCGATAAAGATCATTATACAGATACAGAGTTCCAGACATTACCATTCCAAAGATGGATGGAAGAATTACCATTTCTATGGGTAACATTTGAAGAGATGAGAACATTACCAGAATTAGCATTAAATGAAAACAATTACGATGCTGATGGATTACCAATTTTTGTGCCAGGTAGTGATGGTAATGGACATCATTTCTTATATCTCATTAACAACACACATCGAAATCTAAGATTGTATGAGGATCATCCAGAATTGGGTGAAAATGAAAAAGTATATTGGCAATTACGATTCTATGCAAAACATAACTCATTTGTTGCTGGTACGATTTTTTCAAATGAGCAAGTTCGCACAGAAAACTTACATGCCGAAATCAGAAGAATCCAATTAATTGCATATCACCAGCAAAGTACCGATGGAATTATCACAGATGATATGTTCTTGGAATCCTATGATGTGAATATTCATGGTAACTTTAAAGTCACATTTGTTCCAAATGGAATGACAGTTGATGGAAATGGTTTTATGAATGATATCGCATTTAGAAGACCACGAGATGATGATTTTGATTTTGATGGTGAAAATTATAAGAATAATGTAATTTATGGATATATCGATGACATCACAAATCTAATACATCATCACCAAGGGGTCCAAACAGGGTATGATAGTTTAAGTTATTCTTACACGGGAATCAGTCCCATGTTAAGAATCATACCTCCGGTAAGAAAGTATGATGCATTAGACGTAAGAACATATGACTTCTCGGATTGGTTACGCAACAATTCAGCAATTGGTATCCATGTTGATTATACAACCGATTATTCTGAGAATGCTGTATCAAAGAGAAATGGTACGATATTTAATTTAGGAAACTATGATGGATTACCACAATATTACAGTTATAAGTTACCAAGAACAACTCATCGTCCACATGTAGAATTGTACGGATTACGTGATAAACCAAGATTGAATGATTCCTATGATGCGATGGCAAAGCAAACAGCAACTGTGATTTTGGATGCGGGTATTCCACAAACAGATTACGATGATATTTTAGGTGATATGAAATCTGCAACAAAGTTCAAGTGGACAGAATTACGCACATATTATACAGACCCAGATGTGGAAATCATATCACCAAGAAATGTAAAATCAGATATCATCGTCGTCAAAGGAAGAGAGTTATCAGACCAAACAACTCCCGCTGAAGATGAGTATGTAGATTATGCGGTGAAAACATATGCTGAATGTTATCGTAGTATGTTATTGAAGCAAGAATATGAACGTGATGCGTACATCTTGTTTGTCAAAGAACATCCACAAAATCAAGATGAATCGGATGAAATATACACAAGAAGATTGACCAGTGAATATGATGAAGATACCAAAGAAGAATACATGGAACGTGTTGCAGCATCAAGAGTTGATGATATTAATGAAAATGCAATTGTCAAATTAGCAACACAAACAACATATGACCGTGCATCCACATTGTATCGTGTGTGCTTTAAGAATGTAATTAGAATCCTTGATTCTGATGTGTCTAAGTTACCACTATGGGAAAGAATCGTGTATTCAAGATTATCTGCAATTACTCCAAAATTGTATATGTATCTAAATAAGTTGAATTTGATTTATCATGGGAAACGGACATTTTCAACGGGTATGATGGGTTTCGATCCATTCTTAGAAACAGGGCGTGTGTATTATCTGAGTAATGATGGAATTGAATATGAAAACAATAAGAAGTTATCAGAACAAGAGCAAAAGCCTCCATTAACGATGGCAAGAATGTGTGATATTCCAACAAGGATGGATCAATTGATTGGCATCAAATATGTCGCACCGACAATTGTCATTGATGAAAATTATGTGCGAACAGAAGTATCCTTTACCAAAGCAGATCGTGATAAAATCAATCAAATTGTCAATGATGGAATTATGGTAAAAGGTCCGGATGGTAAATATGTTAGATGGGAAACAATGAATGATCCAGCTGATATATTGGAGGAATTACAAGACACATATGACACATACGAGAAATACAATAACGAAGTTCGTCATAACATGAACAACATGCTGACTTATCAATATTTATCAACAGCATATCCGAAATATAAAAATATTGATCCAACAATTGAGGTTGATATTGGAATATTCTTACAAGCATTTCATACTCATTTAGAAGATGGCGGATATGAATGGTACATTATTGAACAAGGGTCAGGATATACTGTAGGAACGGTGATTCAAACATATTTTGCCGGTAAATTATTCAGAGGAGTTATCGATCGCGTTGGTCCAAATGGTGAAGCATTTCATATTTCATCAATTAATAATCCAGCAGCAACATATCAGGCATTAGGTGTTGCGGATCCATACACATTAAACTATGCTTATTACGATAAAGAAACAAATCAATGGTATGACTATAACACATCAGAAGTGATTGAAAGTAAAAATGTTGAAGTATTAACATCATTAGCGAAACAATTAGAACAGGATTTGGATGCTACATTGTGGGGATCTTATGATCCAACAACAGGCAGTCTGAGTGGTGGCATCATGACAGGTGATATCACAACAGTAGCTATCGATAAACCCGACACATATACGATTCCAATTAGTAATTTCAAAACACGTTATACAAACGACATCAAACCAACGATCTATTTTGCTCAAAACAATAAAAGAGGAGAAGGACTCGTATTAGGGTTTGAATTAAATGAAGAATTGTGGGAGAGTAAGTTCCGTATGAAAGATGGAATCTTACCAAACTTATTTACATTTGCAACGGATATGTTTGGAAATATTTGGTTATGGGAATTCTCTGATCGAATCTATGATATGACTGATGAAGATACTTATAACGAAATTGAAGAATTGGCATATCAAGCATTCTGTGATTTTATGTCCAGAGAAGAATCAGAATCAGAAGGTTCTTACAGATCGAGATTACATTCCAATTGGTCAAATGGAGAAACAAAACAAAACTGGATCAATTATATTCTCGAAGATCATATGTATGCTTATGACGACGAAGATGGAAATAAAGTATATTGTGAAGGATGGATTAAGAAGTACCAAATCACAGGATTACCAATTGAAGATAATACATATGATGAATTTGGAAGTCGTCGATCAAGAACCTTATCAGATATTATGGTGAACCAAATTCGGACATGGCCAATGTATATCAAAGGTTATGACGATTTCCCAATGTCAAAAAATTTCAATGTGAAGTACACATCAAAATTGATCGAAAACCAATTCTTTTATGATGACGAAGATGAATTACAGTCCAGGGATGTTATTGAGCATATTGTCGAATACACATTACATCACAATTATGTTGAACCAGATATGTATTATGTGACATATAACCAATACTTTGAATTTGATGATGGTGATTCATCAAATGTCATTCAATTGGATCGCTTTGAAATGTCACCGTTAACTCTGATGGATGAACGTCCACCATTATATTTTCCAATGAATCATAAAGCTGCATTTAATGTCGGATATCAAAAATCATCGCATTTAATTTATAATGGAATTAATAATGGGGAATCCCAAAAGGGTTACATTCAGACACAACCAAATGTCTTTATTTATAATCCATTTGCAAAATCATATCTGGAATATGAACAATTCTCCAATGATGTGTTATATATTACTGGAACACATATCATATCATTCTATGATTTTATTGATTCACCTGGTGTTGTGCTGAATAAAAGCAATGTAACAATTGATGGAAAGGTATATCGTTTCACAGGATATGATATGAAATATGCTCCAACAGATCCCGTACCATATCATCCAAACGTATATGATGAGCCAGCATTAGAATTGTTTAAGAAGCCGGGAGATGTTGTTGCAAAATATGATAAATCAAAAGACATTGTAACTCCAATCGGTGATCAACCAACAGGAGCACTCATTCCATTGTCAGTAGAAAGATATCCAATTGATTATCAATGGAATCGAGATGCTGTTAAAACACAACTGATGTATTTCTTTAAAATCCCTGATGATGTTATGATTGATACATTTGATGATTTCCACATGTATGACACTTATTCACATATGTGTATTGATACAAATGTCGTTTTGTTATATGATAATGAATTATACATTTACGACGCGGATACCAATTCTTGGGTGAAAGTAATTAGAAAGGGGTAATTTTCATGAGTGCAAGAAAACTAAATTGGTTTCTTGGTTATAATAGTTTGAAAATAATCACAGAACAAGAACGTCGACATTGGTTAATGAAAACAGATAAAAAGAAACAATTAATCGACCCAGTCACAGGCGACCAATATCTTGGTCGCTTGGATAATATGGGTTCTGACATTTGGATTGAAACAGAAAAGCAGGGTATTAAATATACCATGTTGAAGGATATTCAATTCCCAGAAACATTTGCAAATATATTCGAAATTAATCCATCCGCATTTCCATACAATTGTGCAGTTCCTGGATTTGCATTTGCTCGTATCAAGTCAACCAATTATTTTGCAGCAACAGATATTACGGAATACATCAGTACAGATGGAACAACGATCATTGATACAACAGAGTCAAATCATAAGCACTATCGACTCGTGTTCAAAGATTGTGAAAGAGTTGTATTACCATTCGCAGGGTCAACACAATCTTCTGATGTATTTGGATATCGTTGGATCAGAACCAAGCGTGCATATATTGCATTATTAAACGATGATGGAGAATATGGTGATGAAGTTAGAATTAACTTTGGAACAACTGCAACAGAACCTGTGTTTTATTATCCATTAACAGAATCATTACAAACATTACCATTGGAATATGATGGTGATAATCAATATCATACATTTGGAATTACCGATAATCAATTAATTGGATATCCCGCATTCTGGTTTACTTGTGGAGAATTAATCGCATATGGTCCACGTGCTTATGTGATGGGAAATCCAAGAAGTTCTGCAAACAATTATCAACTCTTTGCAATTGCTAGTGAAGGAAATGACACATTGTACAAGGGAGCTGTATACGTATGTGTTGATTCCGCACAAGCACTTCCTGATGATAATGCTGATCCAGCAGAAACATACATCTCCGTCAAACCCATTATTGGAGAAGACTTTTCCGCATATGGAACAAATGAAGAAGTTCCAATTCGAAATGAAATTACATTTGGTGATGAAACATATTACCTGGATACGAATGGAAATAATACAAAGCTGTATATTAATAATCCAAATGATGCATGGGAATACGAATACCATTCAGGTGTAAGCAACACCATCATGAAGATTAAAGCATCAGCATTCGCAAGTAATTCATTAGAAGAAAACCAAAATCCATTAATTCCACTCATCAGAATTGAATTTGATGAGTCGATCAGAACAGATGAAAATTATACCACAGACACAGGTGTTGCCGGTGTTCGTATTGCATCTGGTAATCCTTACTCTGACATGTATCAGAAATATCCATATGATCTCAACTTATGGGATGGATTACCAGAGTACATGACAAACATGACTTCTGATAATATTCCCGAGCACATGGCGATTTATGCACTGCATAACACCCCAGCATACATGCAATCCATGCCAGAATCAAAACAAACTGCTGCTTTATTATTTGATTTGGGACAATATCCGGATCATTCCAAAAAATATGATTTCATTTATCGTTATAAAACGGCTGTTCAAACATGGCCTGAAAATGCAAATGCTGGTATTCCCATCTCCGATTTCTATTCCGCCGTGGAAAGCTTGACCATAAGCTATGAAGTAATTGCACAAGCATTCTTGGACGGTACATCATCAGTAGAAGAAGGATATGAAGATGTGTTGACAATGGTTGGTGACACCCATTATTGCAAACACGATTACAAATATTATTTATGGAGATATGCTGGTCGTGGTGGCGTATTTGAATCTGGATTAACAGATGCTGAAAAATTGGCACGTGTTCGAACAATCAATGAGAATCGCATCTCAGGTGTTAAGTATCGTTCTTTGAAAAAGAATGATGAAGGAGCTTATACATTCAATATCGAGAATCCCTCATATCGTTTCATCTTCGGAGATCCAGAAGCGATTCATTTGAAGTATGATAATTCAGATTATCCAGAATTGGAATTTAATGAAAATGATTGTTACGACTTCGGCGTTGTTACACAAGACAATCATGATGGGTCGTATGAAACAACCGTTGTTCCGCAAGAAGATTATGAGCAAATGATTTATGCCATTTTCTTGGAAGCAAAAACAACATTGATTGATTATCGGAATAATCATGATCAACAATATTTACCAGCATTGGGAATTCGCATACTAAACTGGGAAGGTTGGAGATCATTAGCCGAACAACCAATTGTGTCATATTATGACGATGCAACAGGCAGATTGATTTGTCGTGGTTATGTAGAATCAGGAATCCAAGTTGATGAGAATCGCCAAATATACGGATTGAATTTGTTGGATTGGGGTGAACGTTGTGTCATAGATCCAGAGAATGAATCATCATGGACTTTCACTGTTGCTTCAGCTGCAGATGAAGGAGCAAATGGTGGTGCATACCGTTTAAATGCATACACATCATTCCGTTTCCAAATCGATGTGATTCGCGAAATCAATAATGTTGGACGTGTGTATATCTTATCAAATGATGATGCAATTTATGAGAATAATGAAACATCCGCATTTCCAAAGCCAGCAAGAACAGCTGCAAGAATATGTGATATTCCAACATCGATTGTACAGTTAACTGGCATCTCCAGTGTAGCCCCAACATCCGTTGTTGATCCAAAGTATGTTAGAACAGATGTAAATTACACAGACTATGACAAAGATCGGCTGTATAATACATTAGAATCCAGATGGGTTCGTCCAATCCATGATCGTAAAACGGGAACTGTTCCGACTAGTGATAATGATTATGTTTTCACAAGTTTAACGGACTTGAATAATGTTGATTTGTATTATAAAAACAATTTCAGAGTACGTGAAAATTTGAATCCTCGTGTTGATCCAAATGATGTATATGCTGGAACGATCATCGAAAAGGGTAAGTATTATCACGAGGGAGATTATGGCATTATTTATGTTGGTGGATTTGGATTCCAATACAATGTTATTGCTGTTGATGCAGATGGTGGTATTACAGAATTCTCAGTATCTCCGGTAAAAGCTGGTGATTCGGAAGATAAAACATATCCGAATATCAATTTATCAAACTTCGATATGAACTCGGATATTGTTGGTGTAACAGAATCTTATGGTACATCTCCAGTGAAAGGAAATGGCCGTGGATTCAAATGCACATTATGCATTAGAAATTTTTCCGATAAATACTTGATGAAGTATGGAGATATTTTTGATGATTTGTATGCTTTGGTAAAATTAACGGATGGACTGTATATGTATACATACAACACGTCACTTAGTCAATGGCAGCAACATATTAAGTTAGCATCATTTGAAATGCTAGATAAAGATAATAATTACCAAACTCCAACAGATTCTTTCATGGCAAGTATCATTCCACGTAGAACAGAAATGTCATGTTGTCAATTACAGGATAACGAAGCATTGGTTATGATTGATATGTTAGCAACTCCGTATTTTGTCAACATTATCGATGAAGAAAAAACTCCAGTAGATATTGACATTCCTTCTTCTAATGCAGGAGGAGTAATTGATAATTCATTAACAAGAGTGGATTTGTGTAAGTTACGTTGTAATGGATTATACGAGTATACAGCAACAGCAAAAACAGAAGAAGCAATTTTCAAAGAATTAAAACGCCAAGATGTATTAGAAGCAGATAGTTATTTGTTGATTAAATGGGTTGACCCAGCAAGTGATACAAATCTGAAATTCTACGCGGGTGTTGTGAAACGTAGTTTCAATAACATTGTACAAGAAAATTATCTCGATGGAAGTATGACGCTTCTCCCAGAAAATGGTTTGAAATTGCAAAAAAATGTGAATTCCAATATCCAAACAACAATCGTTTGGGATGTTCCTGACGTGGGACCGATGTTGTGGATTTTTAATCCATTATATGAATATCGTGAAATCTATCATATTGATACGGAACGTCGTGGGTTTTATATTGAAAGAAAACGAATGTCATGGGATGACATCGATATTTACATTGGAAATACCAATCGTAAAGTATCATTGTTCACATCCGATGGTTTATTAGATTATACAATATATGGACATTCACCATGTTTACCCGGAGCAAAAACGAGTACACCTTCTTCACCAATCTATGCACAACCATTCTTTGACAAATATGGATTCTGGAAAATACATGAACGTGGTAAAGAAAAACAAAATGTTTTGAATAGTACAATTCCAATTGGAAACTGGACTTGTGTGTTCCCTCGTGTACATGGTTTCGAATTCACACAAATTGACAGAAATGGAAATATAACAAAACATATCCCAATACAATTACAAGCAATCCATACGAATGAAGTGAAGTCAAGTGCTGCTTTGGTAAATCCATCAAACAATTGGGATGAGTCAGCAAGAACAATTATTCTTGAAGATACTCCAGACCATGGTGTTCGTCTTCGTGCATTTAATGGAGAAACTAAAACATGGGATATTATCTAGAATAATATAAAATAAAAATAAGAATAACATAACTATTGACGGGAATATAACCCGGTAGGGTTATATTCTATATATACTATGTATACATTGTATACATAGAGTAATAATAATTAAATATACAAGTACTATATAGAATTATGTTAATAAAAAAGCGCGATGGAAAACCCTATATGTTTGATGAAATGGCTTATCTCAAATGGGATGAGTCTTTCAAATATAATATTATACATATACAATGTGTAGTATCAAATGAACTAAGCTGGGATGATGTGGGGGCATATGCCCCCACAATAATCCTAACTAAACTAGTTCATGATTCTACTCAAATTACAACTTGCTTAATTTGACAATCTCAACATGATCGGAAGATACACCATAATCATGATCAATTGCATTCTGATAAATCTCAATGGATTTGAATAACTTAACCAAATTGGAATGAATACGAATACGATTCAAATCAACATCTGCATCTTTAAAGATTTTGATGTGAATGGAAGAACCAAAGATTCCCATATTCAATACATGTTGGATTCCTTGTTGATATTCTTTGCCTAACACGGCGATGTGGAAAGAATTTGGAATTGGATTGTGATAATACAAACCGATTACATCCATGACTCCCTCAGCAATGAGAATGTTGATTGGTCGATACAAATCCAATGGTTCTTTCATTGTGTACAAACCCTTTCCGGTGCAATTTTTTGTATGATACCGGAGCCATCTCATCTTGTCTGAGTCATTATACGTACGACCAATCATATTCCCGTTTGTCAACTTAAACCATGCTCTTCGTTTCAAATAATAATCAGATTGGATTTCTGGTTCTAAATATTCTTTGGTATACTGGAATGGATTCCCGACATATTGGAATGTTTGTAACTCCTGTAATGTGGGGATTACATCAACACGAGATTGAATGTAACTGGATACATTTGTCAAATCATCTTGTTCATTACAACTAACCTGGTTGACAATTGTGGATACTTGTGACACATCCAATTTCTTACGATACGACTGTTTGGGGATCATAATCGAATCACCTAAATCAAAATACTCCAAGAATTCTTTATTCATCACTCCAGAAGCATTACAGATAAAGCAATGATATAAGACGGGATCATCATTGCTTAAATTAATACTCACATACATCTTACCTCTTGTATCGCCACAGAATGGGCAAGTTTGGCATCTGTACTGTGAGGGATTCGACGGCGTTCTTTTAAATAACCCACTATTGATCAAAGACTCTTTAAACTCCATTAATTGATTACTCATATGCTCATTACCTCCTTATTGTTTATACTTGTATAACTTCACCCCGTCAATATTATGATATACATGTACAAAAAAACTTTTTTTCATTCATCATCATTCATGATGGATTGAACCAACTGCTTACGCATTTCTTCACGCTTTGCGTTGACGGATGCGGAAATCATTTGTGCAAGCTTTGTTGTATAATATGTAACTTGTTGATCCAATTCATCATGATTGGTTAATGTCAATTGATCCGCTTCAAAGATGTAATACTGAACATCTGTTGCATAATCATCATTGAATCTTTTTGGTGTGGATATGATGTCGAAATCAAACAGTTTTTCTGTTGGAAATGGTTTCTTAACAAACACACCAATTGATGTACCAAATCCGACTTTGAATGATTGATTTGAGAATTCATTAATATCTTCCAATTCCCATAACGCATATTTGTGACGATTGATATTTACATACAGCGGTACAATATAGCAATTCGAAGCTCTGTTATCAATCATTTTGATGATGTTATCAATATTTTCATTAATGTCAAACATAATAATCTCTCCTTCGTATGTATATATTTGATATGACATTGTCGAATTGTTTCGAAGAAAGTGAGGTGTTATCATGATTTTATATTCTAATAATGAAGATCAAGAGATCGAAGGAATTGAAGAATTGGAGTTGCAACATTTCGGACATCAATTGGTTGGGTTTGTCAACACATATCGTCGACTGATTAAAATTGACGATTCAGATGTAAACCGCAATTTGGATATCTTGTTGGATATTGGAACAAAGATTGTGAATCGTGAATACGATAAACTGTTTAATGATCCATCAATTGTGATTCCGAATTATACGCAAATGACATTACAAGAATTCCAAAAAGATTTGTTCTCTAATTTCCCATTCATGGAACCGTTTTAATGTATTGCTGCCCGGGATATCCCGGGCAGACGAAATGTTAAATTTTTTATAAGAAAGGAGTTATATTTATGAAAATAAATATCTTGGAAAAACTTGATAACATTGATGATATTGTATTGGAACAAGAACTAAGTTCCATTTTTTCATTACTTGGATTATATGATAAACGGTTAGACATGGAATACTATATGAATCTTCATGGACAACAAATTGTTTTCGAACAAGAAGTTTCAAATGATCCAAATTCATCAAAGCCTGTAGAGCAACAACAATCCGCTGTACCTAATGCAAATGTACCTAACGCAAATGTACCTAATGCGAATCCTACAAATCAAACTTCTTCAAATGGAGAAAATCCAGCACCAGTTGCGAATGCAAATAATCCACAAGCACAAGCTAAAACAGCGGAGGAAAGTAAAAGCGCAATTCGAAAAATATTAGAATTACTTCCTCGAGCAATTAGAGCCGTTGCTCAATTTATTGCAAATATGATGAATAAATTATTGGGTGATGTAGAAGCACAACGTGTTGAATCTTTCCATAAAACATTACGTGAAACTCCCGGCGTTAAAGAAGCATTAGATGGAATGACTGATGAACAAGCTGCATCATTAGTTGCAAATATGTTACAAGCTGCTTCTGAAATCGAAAATAACTCAAATACTCCACCAGAAGAGGCAACACAGACTCCTGCAACTACTGCTACTCCATCAGCAGAAGCAACGCAGACTCCTGCAGAAAATACGCAAGTTACAGAATATGCTTTGATTCAAGAAGATGTTGATCAATTGGCAATTGATAAAATGGCTGCAGATAAGTTTGCGGGAAAAACTGTATCATCATTAATGCAGCAAGGTGAAAATAAAGCTACATCTGCTCAATACAATACGAATACCATGCTCACTAATGCACAAAATGTTGTGAATAATGTTGCACAATCTACAAATGCGGCTGGCGATAAATTAGCAAGCATTGCCAGTAAATCAGGGAATGTTGATGCTTCAACAATACAGCAGGTATTGCAAACAATTGCAACTGCTTCTGGTGATGCTACTCAATTGCTCGATAAAGTTGCACAAACATTGAAAATTCCTTTTGGCATTATTTCATGGATTAGAAATGCAAAAAACTTGGTTGAATTTATTGAGACGATGTATTATGATATGAAATTGACAATTAAATCATCCATTGAATCTGCCGTTGATGTTGCAGCATTGAATATTCAAAGATACGTCGATAAATTAAATCCAGTTAAGAATCAAATGAATATCAACAATAAAGGAATTCAAATTGTTGTTGCAGTTGGTGATTTGCAGAATGCTATGAAAGAAGGACAAGCAATTGATGAACAATTGGCAGCTCTAGATACATTATTAAACAAATCCGGTGGTAAAGGAATGACGCAATTTGTCCAGTCAGCTGTTCAAAAAGTTGGTATCAAGAATTCATTAACAACATTACAGAAGCAAGTATTCAGACTGCAAAAAACGATTGATGATAAGAATTCACCATTTGGGCAATGGATCAATAGAACCATGAATGCCAAAATTGAAGAAGCATATGGCGATCAAGGTGAACAAGTAACACAACGATCACAATATTCTGAACAATTAAAGAATTCACAAGGGTATGTAAAACTGTTATTGGGTATGACTACAAAAGCAAATAAGGTTTGTGGATTGATTTCTTCGGGTGTCCAAGCAATTGATAAGTTAACTAGATTACTCGGAAGAGGGGTTAAAAAGATTGCTGATATTTTTGCTTCAGGTTTAACAGAAGCCAGAATGCAACAGGAACGTCGTGAGTTAGAATTTGAATATCGTCATTCTCCAGAATTACAACAGAAATTATTGGCAGAATTTGATGAGCGTGCTGCATTATGGGGAACCAATCGAGAAGATGTTGCACAACAATATCAGCGGGATGTTGATCAATATAAACAAGCAAAAGCACAAAATGATGCTGCAGCTGAACAACAAGCAATCAGTAATCTAGAGAATCAACATAGAGGTCTTGGTGAAACTGCTGGTAATGCTACAGATATTAGAAACACAGCTAATGCAGTTCATAATGTTGCTACTGCTGCTAGAGATTTAATTTCCGCTTAATTTTTTAGGGAGGTGTCGGTAATGATTGATTTCGGAGATACTTTGGAATTGCTAGAAAAAGAAAATAGCAAGAAAAAGAAGAGACCAAATCGTTATAATGGTTCTTTATTTTATCAAGAAGCAAAAGATGATGATGAAATAAAAGAAAAGTATGATGATAAATATGATGACGATGATCGTCCTGATACTGAGATAGAAGACGTTGATGTAGATGTGGATGATGAAGATTATGAAGACGAAGAGAAAGAGTTGGATAAAGAATCCGACAAAGATGATGACGATGAAGATGATGATAAAAAGAAAAAGAAATCCAAAAAGAAAAAAGACAAGGATAAGGAAAAGGATAAAGATGATGATTCTGATGATGAAGAATCGGATGACGACGATGAAGATGAATCAGATGAAAAAGAAGATGAAAAAGAAGAAGATGATGATGACGATGACGATGTAGATTTCGAAGGTGAATCTGTTGGTGATCCTCCTGGTGTAAATAATCACAAAGATACTGTATACGGAGAATCAGCAACTCGTATTCAAGCAAGTAAGAAACTAGAAGAATACAAGAAAACGTCTGATGCAGAGAATAAGTACTATAGTGCTATTGCTGATTCTGCAAAAGATTTGGAGCATCTATATAAAGAATTGATGCATCGTATGGATAAAGAACAAGTCGTTGAAGAATTAGAAAGTATCTTTGGTGATTTGAAAAACATGCGTCATGATTTTTTCGAAAAACAAGATGAAGATGAGGTGATGCATTCATCGCATGAAAATCGTTCTTACAAAGGAATGCAAAGAATCGTTGAAGATGATATTACTCAAATTGAGCAGAATATCAAAGAATTAAAGCATTCCAAAAAGAAGAATAGTTTTTTGATCAAGAAAACAGTTAAGTTGATGAATCGTTTACAACAAGACATGATTAGTGAATCTGAAAGATCACAACACGTTGTCATTCGTCATGCTCGTGATATTGCAAAAAAATTATGGTTCTTTAATTCATTTAATGAAGATATTGATGATGGTGATACAACAATCATGGAAGATGTTACAATCATCAAAGCTGAGATACCCGCATCAAAACCATCTATGGATGATGAGATATTTGCAAAAGTCGGAGAACTCATGATGAAGCTTCGTAAACAACAAGAATTACAAAAATTAGCAGAAAAGAACGGTGTACAAATTAACGGTATGAAATATACGGATGATACAGTAATGAATATTGCAACAGCAGTTGTTGCATTAATGATTGCAAAAGATGAAGGAGATCCAAAATATAGATTGTTGGTTGATCAGGGAGTTCAAAAGCGTTCATTGAAAACTGAATTGATTAATGCATACAAAGTACGTGCAAATGAATTGATTAATCGTTATGAACATGGATCATCATCAGTGTCAACAATTTCCACATCATTAGATCCAATTGAGGTAGAACCAGATGTTGTTGCTGAAGATCATGATCATTTTGGATATGAAGAAGAATATTACATTGATCCAACAACTGGCGAATTGAAAGAATATTATCAAGAGATGGATGAATCATATAATCAAGGTGATGGAGAAAAATCCAGAGAAAAAAGATATATTAGTGAACAGGATTTGAAAATTGAAGTAAAGCCATGCGAAAAAGTTGGAGATATCAAGTTTGGTGATACACAATCCAAAGTTCAAAAAAAGTTGGAAGATAAATATGGATCACCTAAACGTGGTAAAACCGATGTTGATGATTATGGAAAATTTACTGTTCAATATGAAAATGGTAAATGTGTATCTGTTACAATTGTGAAAGATATTGAAGTAGAGTTAGATCGATCGATTGTATTCCCTGGTAAGGTAGATAACATTAGTAAGAAAGCATTAGATATTACTGAAACAAACGGTGAATTAGTATCCAAGATTATGTCTGTCTCTGTCAAGGTTAATAGCGATAACACCATCAAAACCATTACATTTGCAAGAAAGAATTACTTCTCCGATCAGCAATTTGAAAAGTATGATGCAATCGAATGGCATGTTAATAACGGTGAATCCGAAAAAGAAGCAATCAAACGAATGAAAGAAGTTTATAAATTCTTAAGTAAACATGGTTTGTTAACACCTGATGGAAAACGTGAGATGAAAGAGCTTGATGAAAATTCTGTATTAAATTCTGATGAATTAACAGATCTTGGAAATAAGTTTATGAAGCAATTCTATAACAAGTGCAAAGATTATTCTCATAAACAGATTTATCAAGAATTAGAACATTGCTGGGAGCAATTTAATAACTCATCATATGAATCAAAGGACAATATTGGCGAATAATATATTAGTGTCAACTCAATGTTAATTTACACGGGTTATTGAGGATCAGGGGGCTCTTCCTCAAATAAACTTGCTGTGAAAATCCATTCATGAAAGGAATTAATGATTATGAAGTTTACAGATTTGATGTTAGACTATGCTACTGGCGACGCATGTATTCAAGATGCTTACATTCAAGAAGCACTTGGTCAGATCGAAGTTTCTAATAAAATTTATGAAGCAGCTGTTGAGATCATGGATCTTGATGCTAATGAACTGGCTTATGTGCAAGAAGCAGCCACTGAAGCAGGTCTTCCTACAGATGTTAATGAAGGTCTGGAATGCGTACAGGAGGCATTTAATCGATCCTCCAAGGGATTCCTTAATCTAATTCAACAGACCACATCTAAGCTTGGTACAGCTGCTGATAAGAGCTGGCAAGCAATTTGTGGTGCTGCTAAGATTACTGGTGTTCCTACAAATCTTCGCGATAGCGATCTAGATGAATTTGCATCTGCAACAGCACACAGAATTGCACAGAAGGCTGACAATGATGGTGTGTATATTGGTCGTGGTTTTAAGGATGGTACATCTCTTAGAACAAAGGCTGGTATCTTTATGAAGTCCATTCAGGATTGTCTTCCTGCATTTGGTCTAAAGGGTAATGTAGATTACGTCGTAAAGGAATATGTCTCAACATCAGAATCAGAGTATGTTGGTGGTGATCTAAATAAGTTTATCATTGCACTAGAATATGCAACTGCAGCAATGGATACACCAATTAGAACTAGCGACTATGTGACCGAAAGCGATATCGCTGATTATATCAAGACAGCTTATACACTCAAGACATTCTGTGAGAGTGTAACCGAAGGCCTGAATAGCGACTCTGTAAAGAGTACTGGTGCAGTTTATGCAGCACAGGCAGCTGGTAATGGTAATCGTTCTAGACAGGCTATGTCTGAAATGAGTCGTGCAGCTAAGAGAATCATTGGTTCCACCAATACTCTAACAAAGACTCTTAATGACTCTGGTTATGCAATTGGCGAAGCTCTCAATAGAGGTTCTGCACCGCTTCCTCAGAAGAAGCAGTATGCATAATGTTACTGCAACACAGTCCAGTACGATATGAAATTCCACATACATCAAAATGTCATATCATTTCTGTTGGAACATTTCATGATGGTGATGTTGTTTCAATCACATCACCAATCTTTTCATCAATTGATTTTACATCAAAACAATTTAATTTGACTGAGTCATTTTATGTTGTGCTGAAAGGTGAATGTGTTGTTCCAGCAGGTGGTTTAGACGCAACACTGGTATCTGATGATAATGACATTTTCAATATGTATGTACGAATATAACTAGAGGAGGTGTTTCCATGACTTCGGATGAAAAAACGTCCATATCCTCACTGCTGGAATATATTAATGCCGATTTATACACGTTAGGGAATATCTCAAATTCAACAACATTACGTGTTCCGCAAACAGAAGCTTATCTTGGAGCTTATCTTCCACCAACAAACTGGGAAGTGGTTCTAAACTATGTACCATTAGAATTCTTTCATATGATTGAATCTTACAATAATACTGGAAAGATGTATCAGATTGAAAAATTTGATTCTGAGAAATATCAATGTAATCCAAAATTGTATGCATATGACAAATATGGTGTCACCAATATGTGGAGACCTATTATGATTCTCAATCGTTGTCCATCCATTATGGAATTCAAATTTGATTACATTAAATATTACGATATTAATTATTTCTCAAAACTAATGGCAATTCTGATTTCACGTATGGAACACGCTGGTATTTACACACATGAGTGAATATCATGATACCCGATTTAATGATCAAAATCGGAACGATTTCAGTGAGGGTAAACAAGATCAAACGATTTATCGACCTGGGATGCATTACCAATACAATGGTTATGCAAAAGAACGTAATGGACATCAATGTGAAATTTCATTAGCATGTGAAAGTGGTACAGACATGGTGCATACGATTGGAAATGTAACTGGTATTATTTTGCAATTCATGGTAGATCAATTTCCAAATAAAACGTTTGCAACGGTGATGCCTTCGACAAAGATTGCACATCGACAATTACGACATACACCAAAACAAATTCGTTCAATGCCATATCCAATGTGCATTGTGAATCCACGAATTTCATTATCTGGACTTGACGAACGTTTAGCAGCTGGATCATTTGGCTTAACCAATTGGCAATCTACGTCTAATAGATTCCGGAATCGGTCTGAGATGGAGAGAATGTTTTTCGACAATCAGAAAGGAATTGAATGGCGTGGTAAGATCAATCGTGTTGTTGTCAACTTTGATTTCGTGTTGAGCTTTCAAAGTTCTATGGAGCAATTGAGATGGGCATCTTATCTAATCAACAAGATACCAACAGATGGCAATCATTACTTTGATATTGAAACTGCTTTAGAGTTAGCGATACCAGATGGCTTCTTAGAAGAAACTGCACGGTATGCTGGATTGTCTGTGAAAGATGAACACGAAAGTGTGGCTCGATTTTTGGATTATTTGAATATGAATTCTTATTTTCCAATCTCTTATCGATTTTCATCCGGTAGACATCAAGATGCTTTCTATGCTTATTACATGACAACGTTGTTGTGTCGAATTTCTGATCTTAACTACACCCAGGTTACAAAATCAAATATGGTAGAAAATGACTGTCCAATTACATTCACATTACGATGTGAATTTAACACAATCGGATTGTTCGATTTATCTGTTCCAAATCCGGGCCCATTCCGACGGATGGAACCAAAGCCTTATTCAGTCTCGATACCGATCTTTTCGGATACCTTTAACGAAAAAGATTTTCCATTGCCATATGGATGGAAAATCCATTCTAAACCAATTATCAAATTGGATTGGAATGAACGTGAGATTGATTTCCATTCCGTATTAGGGATTACTTTGGAACAGTTATTGGATTATCATCTAAGGAACAATATTGATCCACGTATCTTCATCTCTATCAAATTACGAGAAAATCATACTTTGATTGATGATGGATATTATATCGATTGGCAACATAGAAAGATTGTGTTTACGACAGTTAGTTATGTCTCAACATATCGAATGCTGATATCGATCAATCAGTTATACATTAACGATATGCTAAAAGTTCTGTACGACAAACGCGATGATGCGATTGGTACAAATACACAGTAAAGGAGAATACGAGTATGTTTGAAAACGATTTTGCATACGGTTTCGACATCGATAATGGTGCAACCTATCAAGAAAGCTATGACGCTGCATCCTCTTCCTACAAGGATCTGTTCGATTCCAAGTTTAATTCTTTCAATCCTGAATCCATCATTTCTGGTGGTAACGGTAAGCTGAAGACTGAGACTTTTGATATTGACATCGAAGACTCTGATCTTGCTCTGGGCTACAAGCAGGAGAAGGAAGCTACAACACCAAAGATTGGTCGTTGGTTTTAATTAATGCGAAACATATGGGAAATATGCGGGGCATTGGCCCCGCACTTCCTAATTTAATTTTCTAAATGTATGACTTAACTATTCAGAGGTGATAACATGCTATCATTAGAAGAACATGACGAGCTAATTGCAGAAATGTTTCAAGAATTGGACGATGATCTATTTTACTTCTATATGGAAAATGAATCATTACAACAATCTGAAATGTCAGATGCATCTGGTGCAAAAAATGATATTGGTGATGCAAATAACAATGAGGCTAATTCTGATACTTCATCACAAACAACCGACGTGAATGCTAAAGACAATAATAATGGTGTTAAAATGTTTGATCGAGTTGTTCAATTCTTTTCCAGACTCATGAGACAAATTCAAGCAAAAATACAAAATGGAAAAATTCAAGACTTATATAAGCAAATAGAAAATATCAATACACCAGCTGTATCAATGAAAGATTATTGGTGGGATGTTTTAGAAGAGGCTTATGATAATTTTACATCAAAAGAACGACACGCTCAAACTGCGGTATTTAATACATTTGAGCAATTGCTGAAGAGTGATGTGAATATTTATCAAAAATTTGATAAAACAAAGGTAAAGGAATATCAAGTAATATACTCCGATTTTAAAGAATTAGAAAAAGATTATAATAATTCTGACACAAAAAATGATATAGAAAATGCGATTAAGACTTCTCCTCGTAAAGAGCATCCAACAAATGAAGTCAAAAATATGATTAGTACAATTATGAAATATCAGACAAAATTATTAGAGAAACTGCAGGGAACGAATAATTTTATTAATCAACAGAAGTCATCATTATCTGATGAAGATAAGGGCTCTCAGGAATTCAAATGGTATGTTGCAGCAATCACTGAGGGATTGAAGAGTCTCAATATGACGACATCTATCATTATTAATGCATTTAAGGATATCCTTTCTGGTGTATCGGCGAATAATGGAAATAATCAGAATAATCAAAATCCACAACAACAACCACAACAGACTCAACAACAACAATCACAGGCTCCTCCACCAGAAGTAACAACAGATTCATTTTATTTCAATAATGATTTTGACAATATTGTCCAAGAAGGTGGATTTATTCGTCCAACTTCATCAGGAAGTGGATATCGTTATTCTCCACATGACACAACGTTCGATGATAAAGCAACATTCAAGAAACTTCAATCATTATATGAAAACTTGTTTTATCTAAAGAGAGAAACAAGGCATATGACAAAGAGTGAGTGTGTCAATAAATTGATCAGATCATTCAATATCTTAGCGGAGATTTATGATGTAATTGAAGAAGATTACACAGAACCTGAACAAGCACGAAAGACATCTCGTCTGGGATTTGCAAGAAAACAAGAACATCAATCCAAACATCGTGACAGAATTGATTCTTTGATTCTGGAAATACGTCACAACATTATCGAAGTTGCAGGTCGTGGTTGGAGCCGTGATGGAGTTCGTAGAATTGTTGATAAGATGTTAGTTGTGTATGAATATGAAGCACAAGAATTAGATTCCACAAAACATTTTGGTGATCGTATTCGTTCAACTGGTGTTGATAAAGTTCGTAACAAGTTATTCAAAATGATGATGGATTCTTCTGTCGAAGTTATTGATGATGAATTGTTTATGGAAGGAAAGTTATCCACTGAACAACGTAAACAATTAAAGGATAAACAATATGGAATTCCATCATTACGTAAATATCCATTAACAGATGAGACACACGTGTTACAAGCAGTTCGTTTCTTTAGTAAAGCTCCAGAAGAATACAAAGAAGAATTGGCTAGGAATATTGTTAAACGTGCAAAAGAATTGAATATGGCGTGGGAACAATGGGATGTTTTAAAACCATACTTGGATGAATCTGTACAGGAAGCGACAATGATTCAATGCTCTGATGATCGTGAAATTGACATTCCAGCTGGTCCAGATAAAACACTAACAGTAGATTCTAAAGATTGGGATATGATTATAAAAGAATATCCAGAAGTAAAAGATAAAACAGTAAAAGCTGGTTCGTTGTTGTATCGAATTACGAATCGAAAAGAATCAATTGGTACAAAACGAAAGTATGTTACATTAACAAGAGCAGATGCTTTGAAATATACAGATCCAAAACACGGAATTGTCGATAACAAATCATCTGCAAAGATTGCTGTATATAAACTAAAAAAAGAGTTAAAGATTGCAGGCGCTGATGCAGTTCTTGATATTCTTGAAAAGGTATATCATAAATCAGAATTTGAATTCGATGATATTAAGCATTTTAGTTTTCTTAAACCAGATAGCCGTATTGTTTCAGAATTAAATAAACAAGGATATGATGGATTATTTGATCCAATGGATATCGTATTTGCGAAAACTGCAACGGTTATTTTCAATCCGAAAGACATCATTGAATTAGATCATTATGAATCATTGGATGACGATGATGATATTACACAAGAAGCATTTACCGATATCAAGTTTAAAGAAGACATCCCACATGATAAACATAATGAATTATTTGATCATCCAACATGGAAACAATTACAAACGTTATATGATAAAATTCATAACTACAAGGTTGGTATTCCAAATAGCCATGGAAAAGTGAAAGAGCAATCTGAAAAGAAGATTGAAAAACATTATCACTTCTTATCTCCACAAGAGTTTGAAAAGTATAAGGGTGGTTTGTCATTAGATTATAACGAATATGTCCGTGACTATTGTGAACAACGCAGCATTGATTTCAAGCAATTCTACATTATTACTGAAACAAAACCAACGATCACTCATACATTGACAATTGTTCCTTTACCTGATCTGGATCAATATGCTTTAATCCATTTTGGATTTGATGCATTTGGTGATAATACTTCCGAGTTATTAGCTGCTGAATTGACAGTTATCAAAAAAGATGTCGATGGTTCAGAAACCGAATCAAAATTAACATTGAAACGTGCATTGGAAATGGAGTTTGATCGTTTGACCAGAACAATGTTCCGTCTAAAAACGGTTAAGAAACATTATCATCAATTCAAGTATTCCGTATTTCAATATAAAGGACATCCAAAATATGGTGCAACAAAAGAAGAATGCATGGATTGGATGAGTCAGCATGGTCAATACTTCTGTGATGGAATGGCTCGTGATCAAAAGTATCAGAACAGATCATACCAAGAATCAGCAGTATCTGTTAATGAATTAAAACAAATGACCGGAGAAGTTTATCAACAAGCATTACAAATCAAATATGGATGTTTGAATGAAGATGGAGAACGAATCACTGCTTCACCATTTAAAGATTCTTGGAAGATGATTGTGGATTATCATTCTCAATCAATCCAATCTATTGAAGAATCCAAACTTGGTTGTTGCTTTGAACATGCATTCTATGTTGGTAACTTATTGAAACAAAAGGATTTGCCATATCAAGTATTCTTCTTGAATGTGAATATTCAGAATGAAGAAACACCGGAGATCCCCATTACATTTTGGCATCAATTCACCATTGTTCCAAATGATGCAGATTCTGTTGTATTGATTGAAACATCATTAACCCCCGACAAGAATGGTGTATTCTTAGTTAGAGATATGGAAGATGCAGTTCAACATCTCATCAACAGTTTCAATATTACATTGACAGATGAACAAAAAGAATCCATGAATCAAGATTTGATTGATGTAACAAACATGGAACCTGTGGATGGAGATACATATCTTGGAATGATTGATAATATTTACAAGAATGGGAAAGCAATTAAGGATGAAATCCGTATTGGACATCGTAATGAAATGATGATTACGTTTTTCAATTTCATGCACGAAAAACAATATTTGAATGAAGATGGTGAAAAGCTGTATGCTCAATTGGATAACTTTGATCCGGATACACCATTCGAAATCTATGCATTAATGTCATTTAAGGATCATTTGTTCAACGAGCAAGGTATCTCATTCATTGATGAAAGTGGTTTATTAGAACCAGAAACATTCTTTGATTTAACACCCAAAGAAATGGAATCAAAATTGAATGGCTTTGTTCAGGAATCATATATGGAAAATCACCATAATAAACTAAAAGCGGATTATAAGTATATTCCATTAACACCAAAATCTGTGAAACAATATGCACCGCAAGGTTCATTCAAAGTTGGATTACAACATGTGAGAGTTACAAAGGATACACATGGTGCTATTTATATTGACAATTCAGATGTTGTTGTTGGATATGTTGCGATTGAGAAGAAAGCAAATGGTGAAAGATGGATTACTGCATTGGAAGTTTCTACAGAATATCAAACCAAGGGATTTGGTACTGACTTATTACAGATTGCTGTGGACGAATTCCATGCAGATCATTTAACTGTCAACAGAGACAATGATCGTGCTTTACAGATGTATCTAAAGCATGGATGGGTTGTTTCTGAGGCAACTGATAAAATGTACTTTATGAAATTAAACAATGGAGATGATACAAATGAGATCAATTGAAGATTTTAACAGACGTGTGGAGATTGAACGTAAACGTGAACGTGAGATCAAAAGACAACGTGACCATCAATTGAGAATGGCAGGTGGTCGTGGATTGGACAACTTCTTTTATTCATCACAGGATTATTATCAGGAAGCTGAAGAAATGGAAGAAGATATGGATGATGAAGACCTTCCAACATTAGATGATGAAGATGATATGACTGATGGGATGGATGATTCACAACCACAAGAAGAAATTGATGATGATGATTTACCGACACTTGACGATGAAGATGATGATACAATGTTGGTTGATACGGAAGAACCACAATTACAAGAAGAGCCATCTAATGATACGGATGAAGATCTTCCCACGTTAGATGATGAATCAGATGACGGTTATGATGTAGAACTTCTGGAGATTGATAATACAGATGATACACCAGATGATGATCCAATTAAAACATTTGGTCAACATGGTGGTGATGATTTACCAAACAATCAATATGATCCAAAAGAAATTACAAGAATCATGGAGTTTGTTGCAGATGAAGCAAAGGCATTGTCTGATTATATGGAAGCTGCTAAGACTTCTAAGATTGACATTCTTCAGAGATTGTATTCTGATATTGGTGATGAAGAAAGATATCATCTAGAACAATTGCTGTTTGCAAAAGCAGAGATCACTGGTGAAAAATATGTTCCCCGTGATCCTGATATTCGTAAAGAATATGAAGAACTGATTTCTTATGGAATGGATGAAGGTTCTGCAATGACAACGGCTGTTGATAAATTTAATTTGCATTCTGCATCGAAGGAAGCAAATGATGCAGCAATTGAAAATGCTGTTGAAGATGTACAAGAGGCATATCAAGAAATGGAACGTGCATTTATTCATGCGGAAACATTAAGACTTGTCATGGAACAAGCAAAGTATACAAATGATTACCGTTTGTCTAATCAGATCTTGATGTTGGAAGAACCATCGTTCTATCAAGAAGATATCTCAGTAACCGTTAACCAGCAATACAACAAGCAAATGTCTCCATTCAAAATTTTGGTTACTCTAATTGGTGGAATCTTTAAATTGTTTGGAAAAATTATTAACGGAATTAAAACATTCATCGAAAAAGGAAACCATCGATTTGTAAAAGCATTGGAATGGTTAAGACGCCATAAGTTACGTGATTTATTTGCTGATGGTGTCATGTTGTATATGTGGGATGATCGTACAAATAATATGGATGTTGATCCATTATTATATTATGCAAATTGCTGTTGGGCATTAATTCAAGAAGCGGTTGGTTTATCTAAACTTCGTGCAAATTATGCATCGCAAGTAATGCAAATTAAAAGATTATTCCAAGTGAATACACCAAAGTATTCCGGTAAACCACCAGCTGTTACGGCATATAAATATGCAACATCATTAGATCCGATCAAAACGAAAGTTGCAATTACTGATCAAAACCAAGCTGGTATTATGAAAGTCTTTTTTACAAGTTATCAAGAGGACCAGCAGTATTTGAATAATGATTTTCATTCTAATGATTTTGATGGTTTCCCTGCAGATGGTGTTCAAGTAAAACCGCCTTTAACAAATTACCTATATATTCTTGATAAAATTGCAAAAACACTTACTCCAGCATTACAAGTCACTAGATATGTTGCTGATGAATTGGCTGGTTTGGAAGCAGATGATAGATCTGTATGGAGAACGAATCCAAAGGTATATGAGACTGCAACACAATATATGCAAGCTGCAGTAAAGGGATTCCAAAAATTATCTAAGATTTGTGCGGATGATTTTGCGACAGTTAATAAGTTATTGGAAAAGGCATTAAATAATTAATCTTGATACATATATCATTTATACGTAATGAAGAATCAACCGTGATTCAAATCAACATTACAAAGGAAGTGATTTTATGTATCTTTATTCTGACACCGACAGCGTTGATAGCATTTATGGTGAGAAAGCTACCCCGGCTCACTTTTATGAATCTACTAACGACTTATCGACAATTCTGGAAGACATGTTACGTGGTGCAGTTCCGTTCAACACCCATTACATTTATCCGACAATATGGAAGTGTGATGAACATCTGTTGAAAATTGGTAATGATCCGAATGCACAGTTTTATGCAAATTCTTCGTTTGGCTTCCAGCATCCGAACTCATGGGGTAATAAGTAATTTGGTGGGGGCAATTGCCCCCATCTATTTTTTATTTTTACATCATATATTACTAATAATTACAAAGCAATGTGATGAAGCATGTTTTGTTTCGAGGTGTAGCTCAGCTGGGAGAGTGCTTGATTTGGATCTTGTTTAAATAATAATATATCATCTCAAAAAGGTGGTGAATATAAATGGAAGTTTGGAGAAAATTACAGCATCCAGAAATTGCTGATGGATTTCTTATATCAAATTACGGTAGAATTCGAACAGAATCTAATATTGACGATGAACCTGTTTGTGCATCGTATCATTCATCAAACGGATATGATTTCATAGCACTTTTATTACGTTCCAGAAACTCAATATTTCCAGAATTCAATATAAGATATTTTCCAATAGATGAATTAGTTGGTAGAGCATTTGTTACTCCACCTGAAGAATTAGTTGATCATTTTGCTAAAATTGAACATATTGATGGTGACACCAGAAACTCTAATTATGATAATTTGAGATGGGTTGAAGATATTGAAGAATGGAGACCTATAAAAGATTTCGAAAATTATCAGGTATCAGATCATGGTCGTATTAGATCTCTAAGGAATAATATAATATTAAAACCCGCTTTGAGTAAGAAAGGGTATTCTCGTGTTCAACTATGTGATTTTGGGTTCGAGAAGAATGTTAGCATACACAGAGTTGTTATGGAAACATTTAATCCAATAGATGATATGAAAATTCTGGGAATCAATCATATTGATGAGATAAAGGAGCATAATCATCTTAAGAATTTGGAATGGATTTCTTTATTAGACAATAACAGTTTTGGAATGCGAACTGCTAAAACCAGAAAACCTGTAATTTGTGTTGAGACAGGTGTTATCTATAATTTAATAAAACAAGCAGCTGAATTTACAGGAGCCGATAGAACAAATATCGGTGAATGTTGTCACAATAGATGTGAAACATCTGGTGGATTTCACTGGAAGTTTTATGAAGAAAATTGAACGGGATATGGGCCAACTGGTAGGCCGCCAAATTTGGGATTTGGACATCGTGCCCGTTCGATCCGGGTTATCCCGATAAATTTAACAATATTCAAAACGAGAGGCCGCAGGTTCAAGCCCTGTCACTTCGACCAATGTGTGAAGCAGAGGACTCTGTTACTTCGATTTATGGTTAATCATTACTGTGTTTAGGTAACTATGTGGGTTCGAGTCCTACAAGAAACAGGTCCAACATTCTCACACATATCCAGTAATTCCGAAGCAGAGAAAAGAGTTACTTCAGAAGATAATAGGATTTACTCTTCTCTGAGCCGAAAGCTCCATGTAAACGTGGCATATACATGTAAAACTTAGCCACGAAAACTAGATGGCCTCTAGTGCCCATAAAAACTCTTTCTAATATTCTCGGAATTTTTTATAAATTTATTTATGTAGGAGGAATATCCATATGAGTAAGATTTCAAGAGCAGTCTCTAATCAGAAAAAAGAAGAATCCCTTGGTGCTACAACAAACTTTATGAATGGAATTAGTTACAAATTAAATCCCATTCAGACATTACAGCTTGTTGCAGCTTCTTCCATCTTTGGAGAAGCACAGTATTATCGTAGTGGCGGATTCTATTGTAGTAGTGGTGGATTTCATTATTCACATGATTCCGTATATTTGATTGATGATCTGATTACTGATGCATTATTCCCGGAATACAATAAAAAGACAGCAACTGAATTCTTCACCGATGTGATTGACAAAGCGCTGGATTATGATTATGAAGCGACAATTCGTTTGGCAGTTCATTTACGCAATACTTATTACATGAGATTGAATCCTCAGGTCATCATGGTTCGTGCAGCACTTCATCCAAAACGTGCTGAATTCAACAAAACACATCCTGGTTTGTTCAGACAGTTAGAATATAAGGTAATGAAAAGACCTGATGAACCAGCAATGCAAGCTGCTTATTATTTATGGCTGAATGATGGTAAGAAGAATCAAATGCCTTCTATTTTGAAACGTTCTATGGCAGATCGTTTGGAGGCATTATCACCTGTTCAGATTAACAAATATAAAAACTTCGAAATCGGCATGATCAATACTGTTCGTTTATGCCATGCCAATTCAACAGTCATTAACGAGCTGATGAAGACTGGTACTGTTAACGTGGTTAATGAACAAAAGACATGGGAACAGTTGAGATCCGATGGTGCAACATGGGCTGATATTCTTCACACAATTGATATTGGTCATATGGCATTATTGAGAAACCTCCGTAACATCTTCAAAGAAATCAGTGATATGGATACTTGTAAACGTATCTTACAGAAACTGAAAGATGGAGTTCCAGATGGTAAACAATTCCCGTTCCGTTATTCATCCGCTTATACAGCGATTGATGAATGTACAGATGTGATCAATCACAAACAAATGATTTTAGATGCTTTGGAAGAATGCATTGATATTGCCGTTGATAACTTTCCACATCTGAGTGGTAGAACAGTTGCTCTGTCTGATAATAGTGGATCTGCTTGGGGTAGATTTGTATCGGAATATGGAATTGTTCGTGTTGCCAATATTGACAATCTGTCAGCTGTATTGGCATGCGCTTGTTCTGATGAAGGGGATGCTGTTAAGTTTGGTGATCGGTATATTGCATATCCAATCTCAAAGAGAAAGGGTGTTCTGAGTCAGGCTCATAAGATTGATAAGGGTCAATGTGATGATGTTGGCGGAGCAACCGAAGGTGGTATTTGGAAATACTTATGGCGTGCTATTAAGAACAAAGAACACATTGACAATCTCTTTATTTATTCCGATATGCAAGCTGGTACTGGTGGATTGTATGGTGAACATTCCGATATTGCTGCATATTCAAAGATGGGATATGGATGTGGACCACGTTTTACCGGTAGACAGCACATCGATGTATACAAGTTAATCCAAACATATCGTAAAAAGATTAATCCAAAGCTGAATGTATTTTGTATTCAGACAGCTGGTTATGACAATACTGTAATGCCAATCATGGCTTATCGTTGTGCAATCATGACTGGTTGGACTGGCAAAGAAATCTCATTTGCAAACGAATACATTAAGCAATGGGATAATATAGAAGCATCACAATAATGTGATGCGAGAAAGTATCATTAGAAGGAAGCTGCGAGGGGTACGGGATAGGATGTGGGTTCGGCCTATCGCTTGGTGGCCAGCAAGTTGAAAAGACGGGCGCATGACGTTTTGGCTGTTTATCGAAGAGGGCGTTAAAGACAGGAAAAAACAGCTACCACAAACTGAGATGGTTGGATGATTTATATTCTTACACGCATAATCATAGTCCATCAGGTTGACCTCCTAGAATGAGATACGGCCATCTCAGTTAATTTAAAATGAATTTCGAAGCAGGATTATCGGTTACTTCAAAAGATTTATATGTTGCCAACACTATCTATAGCCAAACCGATATCAAAATGCTCGAATTCAAAATAGATGTCTGATGCAGCACAATTGGATACTTCTAACAGAAACATTTATTCGGTTACATCTAACGCCAATTGTATTATTCTCAGACTTTATTAAATTTATTTATTTTAGGAGATGATTCATATGTCAGTAGGTACATGGAATGTCGAGATTGTCGATATGACAACAGGCTCAATGCCACAGAAGGTTGCTACAGTTTCTTCCGCATTTACTGAAAAGCTTGGTGAGCTGCTTGGTGCTCAGTATACACCAATTGCTTATCTTGGTTCTCAGGTTGTGAATGGTACAAATCATGCCATTCTCGCAGAACAAGTTGTTATCACTGGTAGAGATACCAAGAATGTTGTTCTGGTAATTCTCAATGAAAAGGGCAACGACTTTGCAATTGTCAATATCGAAAGAGTTGTTGAAGGTGGTACTGGTCTTGGTGGAACAGTTGTTGATGTCAAGACTGAAATCTCCGAAGATGCAAAGACTGTATTCGATAAGACTTTCGAAGGCTTTGTTGGTTCTAAGGTTGAGCCGTTTGCTCTGTTAGGTACTCAGGTAGTGAAGGGTACTAATTACATCTTTGCTGCAAAAGTAACACCTGTAACAGCTGAACCAACACAGAAGTTTGCAATTGTTACTGTAAACGGTCTGGAAAACAAGGCAACATTTGCAGATCCCCTTCGTTCTGATCTCAAGAACGGTCTTGGTTACGCATTTACTTGGTAACTATTAAATACGATAAACGCATATTCAAACCCTCTCGAACTAGAATATGTTTTTATAATTTCTGATGCAGAGCAACTGGCTACTTCTTTTTCACATACATAGCATCGCTCCATTCAACGTCTGATGCATGATGCTTTTACCAGTTTGGCATCTAAAATCATTAAATTGGTATTCCAGTTGCCAATATTCTCAGAAAAGCTTTATTCATAATAAGATTTCCTTTTTAAATTTTTCTTAGCTTTTAGACTCCTTTAAAGTAAAATTAGTTTGTTCTGTCCGGTGGTATGAAAACATACCACCGTCTTTTTGCCCGCTTAGCTCAGACGGTAGAGCAATCGGCTGTTAACCGATGCGTCGATGGTTCAAGTCCATCAGTGGGCGCCATATCTACGATGACCTGCCATTGTAGATGAGCCTTCCTTTCGTAATAACCCGGATGCTTGACTACCATCCGGGATGAAGCTGCTTTGACGGAATAGGCAGACGTGCAAGATTTAGGATCTTGTGTCGAAAGACGTGTGAGTTCAAGTCTCACAAGCAGCACCAATTGTACCTAACTGCTCATATGGTACATTACTTCCTATACTGAATTGTGATTGGGGCCATTGGCCCCAATCAAATTTAATTCTTTATTGTTTCATCACGTTAAATTACTTTTAAACGAAAGGAAGAAATGATTATGTACGACTTCTTGAGTCCGGAAACCAGTAAATGTATACCCGATGGAATGGGATTGATCAATCACAAAGTACAAATGTATGAACAAATGATCAATCATGTTTCAATGAAAACCTGTATTAGTAATGATGGGACATATCAACATACTCCTAGTGGTGATATTTATTTCTCACTGATTCACATGATGATTGATTTAGAAGATCAATTAATGCATCTCCCGAAATGGAAAAAGAGATTTGAATTTGAGTTTCATGGAATTGAAACATCGGATTTTATTACACCACGTGAATTGTATGATATTGTCGTGACCACACAAGTGTTTTTGCAATATGGAAGACTGGAAGATCCCATGCGGGAGCATTTGATCAAATGGTTTGTGGAACGTGGTGAGATTCCAGAGTGTACATTAGATTGGTTTGAACATTTTGATCCGGAGAGTTCACGTACAACTCTTTATATTGAAAAGGTAATTATCCCGTTAATCAAAGAATCTGTAGAACAAAACAAATTCGATTGTATCAAGCAGATACCTGTTTCGTATATCGATTATTTTATTGATCATTATTGTGAAACACATGTTGATTTAATACCATATGTGATTGAGTACTGTCAACGTGAATCTTTGGAAGATCGTTTCAAACTGTAATTTCCGGTTACCATACAAAATTTGTATTTTTATATTTTTCATATATGTACTATTAATATGATATCACAAATATCATATTTAGTTCCAGGGAAATACAATTCACTATCCCTGTTTAATATAGTCCGAATATCCGAATCATAGCCCAATTAAGAAAGGAAAGATTAATTATGAAAGACATGAAAATCCGTGTAACATTTATTGAGGAGCTCCTCGGTACTGCTCCTAACTCCAAGGAAATCTATAAGGATTTCATCGCATCAAAGTCCGAAGACGCAGCAACAATCGAAGATGAAATCGCTGCTGTTGGTATTGACGAAACCCTCGAAAAGGGCACAACGGTATTCCCTCGCACTGAAGATGGAAAGCCGTTCCTCTACGACTATCAGTGGAAGGGTTATTTCAAGGAAACTGCTTCGTTTATGCGTAAGATTCCTGGCACTGCTACTTCCAAGGTCAAGGCATTCAAGAAGCAGATTGATGGACTCATCTTCATCAATGAACGTCAGTGTGTTATTGAACCGAGTGGCGAGATTACACTCTGCCAGAGACCACTCCGTGCGCAGACACCTCAGGGAGAGCGTGTCTCGCTTGCTTGCTCTGAAACAATTCCTGCTATGAGCAATTCAACATTCACTATTCATCTGATGGTTGATTCCGACGAGAAACTCATTGAAGAATGGTTGGATTATGGTTACTATCATGGCACAGGTCAATGGAGAAACTCCGGTAAAGGAAAATTCGTTTGGGAACTCCTCGACGAAGAAAATGACGATGCTGTGATTGGTGGTAACTATTCCAAGCACATCAAGTGATGGTATGGCGTAGCTCTGCTAGTGTAGTTTGGCATAGTATTGGTTTTGTAGTGTAATGCAAAGTGAAGCAAGGCTAAGTCAAGGTAAAGTTAGGTTGAGTTATGTCAAGGCAAGGTAACGTGGTGAAAGGTCTAGTTTGGTTTAGTCATGTATTGCAATGGTATAGTAATGCTATGTTTGGTGCCGCAATGGCTTAGTAAAGTAGTATGTGGTAAAGCAATGGTTTGGTAAAGTAGTGTGAAGCATGGTATGGTATTGGTAACGGTACTGCATTATGTAGTTTAGTCATGCTGTGTTTAGCAAAGGTAAAGCTGGGTAGTGTATCGCAATGGCATAGTAATGCTTGGTGTAGTTTAGTAACGTAGGGTAATGGCATGGCGATGTGAGATGATGCACCGTGAAGTCAGGCTTAGTTCAGTAATGGTATAGCATCGGAAATCGAAGTATCGTAAAGCAATGGCTTAGTAAAGTAGTATATGGTAACGTAATGTGAAGTGTGTATTGTATTGGTAATGTACTGCATTATTGAGTTTAGTCATGCTGTGTTTGGCAAAGGTAAAGCTGAGTTTGGTTGAGTGGTGTCATGGTGATGCGCAGTCAAGTATGGTTGAGCAATGGTTAAGCTTGGTTGAGTTATGATGGGTGATGTATGGTACTGGTACAGCTGAGTTTAGCAAAGCCTGATACTGTAATGTGAAGGTATAGCTGAGCTTCGTGAGGTACAGTTATGGCATAGCATGGTATGTACAGTGATGCATTGGTATAGCATGGTTAAGTTCAGTTACGTCACGTATTTAACCGAAATAACCGGAGAGAAATCTCCGGTTATTTTTTTATTTTCTTAATTTATTTTATATACTAATAGATACATTTGCTGAGGTGCTCAAGTGGTCATAAGAGCGTAGACTTGAAATCTTCTGTGCCTAACGGCCCGTGGGTCCGAATCCCACCCTCAGCGCTCGGGATTAACAACATGCTTTCGGGCGTTAATCCTTTTCGCGATGTGGAGACCCCCAATCTCCACATATGCCGGATTGGTGAAATTGGCAGACACACTCCGCTTAAGACGGAGCGCTATTGTAGCATGCAAGTTCAAATCTTGTATCCGGCACCAACCACCTGAATTGGTGGTAAGATATTTTTTTCGACCGAAGCTGAATCATAAAAATACCACATGAATAGGCATGTGAGCTCGAGCAATGAGGAGGCTGAATTCCAACACGCGGTAGCTCCAAGTGTCGTGTATCCGGTAGAAGTTGAATAGTCTACGAATTAGGATAGGTCAGATGCACTGTGTATTCACGTTGAACGTGTAGCTTGATCAGCCGGACGTGAAATGACAGACGGTTTGCGGAGGACGAAGCATCCCTCGACGGTCGATACTCTATGAACAATAGAGTATCACCTTCGTTGTAATTTTTCTATGTTAGCCCATGGGCCTATAGATCAATGGTTAGACCCCTCGGCTCATAACCGAGTTATCAGAGTTCGATTCTGTAGGCCCATCAATATAAAATGTGGAGTAGTCAAGCGGTGAAGACACATGCCCTTGGAGCATGCATGCAAGAGTTCGAATCTCTTCTCCACAATCGGTCATCTTTACTTCCAATTCTTTTTTTACACTTGACTTTGGAGGCCTCTGGGCCTCCTTTGTCATTTCTATTATTTTTAACTTTGATATATGTACTATTAATATGACAATAGATGAAAGTCTATTTGTGATCTTCAAATAAAGGAGGTGATTTTATGAAGATCAAAATCACAGACCTGTCTTCTGATTTGAGCATGCCGCTTATCGGAAGTGCTGTTGATGTCAACATGGCATTGACAAGTGCTGATGATGAGAATGCAGTTGTTATCAGAAAAGATGGGAAGTACCAGTGGTTGACTACTCCTACATATGAGGGTGACTTCATTCTCAAAGAGGATAAGAATGCCACTGGCCAATGGTTCTGCCACGGGGAGTTCGATTTGTCGTTCTTCCGCAATTGGCATGATGTTTACCATCATCATGAGGCGATGAATCTGTTAGAACAGGCGATTCGCAAGAATGGTACAATGGTGAAAGACATGATTTGAACAAAGATGCGAACGGGGGCTTCGGCCCCCGGAAGCATCGCGCTTGTCATCGAAAGGAGGTGAATGCTATGACAATCGAAGAATTTGTTCAGAAACTGCAAGAGTTCACAATTGCTGATTTTCACACAAAACCTGATGAAGAGGGTGATTACTGTGGACTTCCGCAGGTGCACGAAGTAGCTGATGATGCCGCAAATCTGTTGTCATCAGATGGCTTATTCCTGGAATTCGAAAATGTCAAATATCTCCATGAGCACGGTTTCTCAGTACGTGTAGGTGATTCGGACAGCTTCGGAATTCTGACAATCGTCGTTGAGTGGGAGCTCGACGGTAAGACCGTATACGCAGTATGCGGTTAATGTATGAATATCAACCCAGGGCCCTTCTGTCACAAGGGCCCGCACTTTCATCGAATCAAAGGAGGAAATACGATGAAAAAGAAAAACAAGTTTACGGAATCTGCACAGTGGAAAATTTCCCATATCATCATGCATAAGATTCCACAGGTGGTACTGGCATTGATGAATATTGGATTGGCGGTTGTCCTAGGTATTCTCACGAAGCATCAGAGTTCTGTGTACAAGGAAATTGGTGATGGAATGAACGACAATATCATGCGTTCGATTATCCTGTTAAATATCGCCATTCCTGCTGTATCCATTCTTTATCGTTACATTCTGAAAGCTTTCAAGCTTAATGTATGCGACAGCTGGTACCTGAAGATTTTCCAGAAGGCGCTCAAGTCCAAAATCTCCGACATTACCGAAGTTGGTGTTGGAAGTATTATGAATACAACTTCTGAAATTGCTGGCCTCAAGTCCGGACAGGCAGCAACTATCTTGGCAACACTTCAGGCGCTGATTCCGTTTGCTATTGTTGTCTGGGAAATCTTCAAACTCTCTCCGGCAACGGCAATTGCAATGGTTGTCATCATGGTATTTTGCATTGTTGGCTATCTGAATGGCAATAAGCTTCTGAAATGCGACACCGTGAAGGCTGAGCTCAAAGGTCATATGCATCAGGTGACAGTATCCAATTTTGAAGCAGTAAAAATGCTTAAATATATGGGTGCTGACGATTATGCGATGTCCACTCAGGAAGAGGTTCAATATGAATGCGCACCTGCATGCAACAATCCGGCACAGAATTTGTATGAGGGATTCTTCAACTTCCTCATCAATGTGCCTTGTGTGTTGGCATTGTATGTCGCATTTGCTAATAATGATACATCGTTAGCACTCTTCATCGCATTCAATGAATGGACAATCAACAACATGGTTGGACTCATCACTGACTATGTTGCTAATCAGTCTGAAATTGATGGTTGTAACGAAGTCATCAACAAGCTGAAAGGTGACGATGTCGAATACCAAGAAAAGCCAGTTATGCCTGAGAGATTGGTTCTCAAGAATATTGGATTCCATTATGCTTCTGATACGGAGATTAAGAATCCTTATCTGATTCCTGAATTGGAAATCAAACGTGGTAAGAGATACAGAATCGAAGCTGCTTCAGGGGTTGGTAAATCAACATTGTTCAAGTTCTTTGCTGGAGAAATGGAAGGCTCTACACCCCCGGATGTTAGAGTGTTTTATATCCACCAGAAGACAGAACTTTTGTATGATACCCTTCGTAACAACATTACGTTGGGTAATAAATACGTGCCGGATACGGTGATTGAACAATTGCTTGATGACATCGGCATGGGTGACTGGTTGCGTGCTCTTCCTGATGGATTGGATACTATCATCTTAGGTGAAGGTGTTCATCCATCTGGTGGCGAAGCATCTCGTATCAGTCTGATGAGACTCTTTATCCATATCCGCAATTACCAGAAAGGTGTTGTGAATCCTGTTCGTAACACATCTGATATTATCATGCTGGATGAGGTAACAAGTGCACTGGACAAGCGTACCCGTTGGTTGCGTGATGATGAGTATTGTACCGAGGAAAAGGTTATTGATGTCATCGACAGAGAGACCCGTGGATGCACAATGCTGGTAATCTCTCATGAGGATGAATCGTCAAAAGCTCTTGGATTCCGTCATATTGTGGACTACTCTGTTCACATGCATACGGAGAAGGGTGATAATGGCGTACTTCGTCATATCGTTGATGCACCGATTCCCAATACTGACAAGAGAACAGCTACTAACATCACAGTGTCAACTGTTGATGTACCACTGAAGCTGAGCTCTTCAAATAAGTAAATCATACGACAAATGTCCTGGGCACGACATAAAACTACCCTTTTACTTTAAGGAGGTAAACAAATATGGCAAATGTCAATGACATCCGAAAAGCATTACGTGTGCAGCAAATTAAGGAAGAACTGCGCAAGTACACAACAACTGCTGGTGGTAGCGAAGTTGGCGATGATGAGCTGACAATGATTGCTGCACACTTTCAGCATTTAGAGGAGACCGGCGGACTCAAACAGTTTCTTTATGGTGATGATGTGGAGAAGATTCACATTCATAACCGCAAGACAACAAAGCGACTCTTCGACGAAGCATCTGCTCGCCCTACCGATATCATATACCTAGACAAGAAGGGTATCGATGAACTTGGTAGAATGTGGGGCTATGAGGCGTTGACAGAATCCCCAAATATTTCAATTCCAACAGACATCATCTGGGCTAAAACCATCCCGATTATGGACATGCGTCTTGGTTCTCAGATTATGACCAAGGATGGAATTCTCACAAAAGACTGCACGGTACACATTCGTCCGAATTATGTAGAACTGATTGAGAACTTCCGTAATTCCGGTTATGAAGGGCATGTTGTCATCGGTACAGCTAAAATCCGTTTTGAGGGAATGGATTTCGAGGTAGTCATTGAATTGACACTCGATGCTTGCCAGGAAAATGAAACTGAGAAAAGAATTGAGAATCTGAAATATGTTTCATTCAATCAGGTAATTGCTGTCCGTGGTGTGTTGAAGGGCGGTAGACTCATGTCTCCCAGTGGATTGGAAATGATTCTCACACAGTACTTAGCAATGTGGTATGGATGCGAATTAGCTATGCTGCACCCGATTACCAAGACAATCTTTGTCGAGGGATGGGAGCCTGTTGAGCGTGAAGTTCACAATCATACATGCAGACCCAACAAGAAGAAGGACAACATCCGTCGTCGTTACGTCGATGCTGAAACTTACAAGACGATTCGCAAGAACGTTTACCGTACAATCGGTGGAAAGTATCAGCGTCACAAAACTCTGTGGTGGTGCCCTGGTTATATTCGTCCTTCTACTGGCAAATTCGTCAATGGTCATTGGCGTGGTCCCGACCGTTTGCTTGTTATGAAACAAGAAGAATTGGCCAACATTGTTGAGCGTGAATTGTATGTAGAGGTTGCTAACAATGGTGGTACAAAGAAAGTCACAGTTGGTGCTGCCGATACTGAACCGATTGAAGTGTAAGGAAATAAGGGGGGTGCAATTGCACCCCCTCCTTGAAAGGAGTTTACGTATGAAAAATCACTTCATTATTCCTGTTGAGTCTACAGAAGAGAATACCAAAACCATTCTCCGAAGTAGATTACATGATGTTCCACTCAATTTTGTTGATGTATCGATTCTTGGGAATGATAATGACAAATTTGTGTTGGATTTGACAATCGGTTTCCGTAACGGTAAAACTGCAGATATCAGAGCAATGGCTAATGAAGAAGCACTGAATGACCTGACGAGTGGTGATGCAATTTCATTGTTGGGTGTATTGGATGAATTGTTCTGGGATATGGTTATTTTGATTGAAACCCGTTCGTTAAATAATAAGCCAGAAATTCACCAGGGTGTTCCGTTGCATGCAAAAAAATTAATGTAAAAATTTGTAATAAAGGAGAAAAAGTATGAATATCCAAATTAAGAATCTTGTGTTCTATCGCAAGGACAAAACAAAAATGGTTGAGCTTCCGAGCTTGATTCAGACCGTTGAATATGTTAACGTCGCAAATCGTGGCGTGTTGTTAGACAAGTATTGGAAGGATTCCGGCAAACATGTGCATGTCGCAGACATTTCTATGAATCTCACCAATAACAATATTAGTGGATTGTATATCGAAGCCTTGGTTGACTATGAGTATATGAAGTCTGTATCTGAACAGTATGGTCGCTCCCAGTATCAGGAAGCTTTAAACAGAACTTTCTGGGCCATTGTCAAGTATCAGGTTGCGAATCCGGAATTACTCTCAGTATCAGTAGATGAACATAAAAAATTAGCAATGGTTTAAACAATCTTCCCGCCCCAATGGGGCGGGATTGAAAGGATTGATGTTTATGATTGACTTATTTAAATCCATCATAAAGGAGGTGAAAATGATGGCTTATGAAACAAAGATTAGTTGGCCCGCCGATGCTCCGGACAGTGAAGGTCCTCGTCAAGACAGAACTATCACGGAGCTCGACGAACCAATGAAACCATTCAAAATTCCATTCTGTAATGGATGGATTTTGGATAAGCGGCATCCCGAGTACGATAGAATGAGGGATGAAATTATGAACCGCTCTATTATTATGTAAAGGAGAAATGTAAAATGACAACAAAAGATTACCCGTATAATTTTATGATGGGCATGCTTGGAGAATTGGATGATGAAGTTTTAAAGATTCCTCCGCAGTTCTTTATCGATGTAATTGAGAATCGCATGTTACCAACATTAGAAGAACGTGAAACAACAATTTTACTTGAACATTATAAAGAGCATAAGACCTATACAAAAATTTCGAACTTCGTTGAAAGAAAAGACGAATACTGGGATGGACGTAAAACCGTTTGTAGTTCACGAGTACAACAGATTGAACGACAAGCATTTCGTAAACTTCGTCAGTCTGGTTGTAAGAAACTCATTGAACCGTTGATTAGAATGTGTGAATACTCTTATCCGTATAATCTCGCCGCATTTTTAGGTATTCACAATGGATTTCATGAAAACGGGAATCCGTATATTATGACATATATTGATGAAATGTTATATGTTATGAAACAGGCAGACCCCGGCATTGACATTGAATCAATCCATGAAATGTTCAAGAACGATGAAGTTGTATTCGATACTACCCGGCTTGCAAAGGTATCTAGCATTCTTTCGATTCACAGAACACTGTTTAGTGCAAATTGGGAATTCACAAAATTTACAAGTCGTGAAAAGGCAATGCGTGAAGCTATCTGTTATATTGTAAATTGCTCGTATTATCATACTGAATATGCTGAAATGCCTGAGAAATTCCATCATGAGGTAGAGCTGATGGTGGATATCCCGGATGAACCACTTGTGATGGAATGGCGCACTGACCATCTTAATCTCGAGAAAAAGTTATATCAGGTATTGTATTATCATGCAGAAATGCAGACGATCGGTGATGTGTATATCTGGGTTACGAATGACATTCGTCCTAAAACAAATTATGAACAAACACTTTATCCATTACAGAAAAAGAAAGCCAAAAAAGCACTGGACGCATTCCTCAAGGAATATCTGTACAAGTAATTTATATGATATCCCCGGCTTAGCCGGGGATTCTTTTTTGTTAATTTAATGCATCTAATTCAGCTAAGATTCCATTCATATTAAACGGTTTGATTTTACCAGCAACATCCAATGCAGGAGAAACCAATTTATCGAGTTCTTTTTTTGCTGTGAGTAAGAAGATTTTGTATGTTGCTGGGTCTTGCTGGAAGTCTTCATAGATATGTTTCCATGTGAACTTACCACTCACTTCTTGACCCTGCTCATCCAATACCTTGAATCCTGCTTTGTTACCCTTCAAACGCCCACGATCATTCAAGAACAATACAAGTGTACGGAGATTGTCACAGCCATTCTGTGTCTTATCAACAACAATACGGAATCCCAATCCACTACGTTTGTTACCACTCTGATTCGTTGACAACTTAATTGGCTCATAAAGAATCGTATTACCAACAAATCCGTCTGTCGATTCTTCATAACGAGAGTCTGCAGAAGATTCACCTGTGAAACCCATAACGGATGATGCATTATATTCCACAGTTCTACCGCCACTTATCTTTGTTGCATGATCGCCATACTGAAACTGCTTCTTTGGTGGAGCGATTGTCCCAGATACATTCGCATTCTCATGAGCAATTGTGATGAAAATGATGTTTGCTTCTTTTAACATTGGTAAGATATCACAAATAACACCTTTTAAGGTTTTCGCATTACGCATACCATCTGCATTATTACGCATCTCTTTTTGTTTCTCCCATTCCTTGGAGTTTTGGATATCGTATTCTTTTCCAATTACATCAGACAAGGAATCTAAGAAGATCACAGTCGGAGGCATCAACCAAATAGGTCTGTTATGATCATCCACTTCACCAGTATCACGAAGTAACAATTGTTTGAACTTGATCTTGTTCTCATAGATCTCTGTGACAAATGATTGTAACGTATCATAACCAATTGCACCACCTCGCAGTGCATAACGAGGATGTTCACCATCAAACCACGAATCCGGTAACTTGGTGAGATTCTTTAAACGCTGTACAACCAATCTGTTTTCAGCATCCAAATGTACCACGTTCCCATCATTCGCATATGCAATATTCGCACACATCTGCATTCCGATTGTTGTCTTGAACGATTGAGTTGCACCTGTAATGACATTAAATGACCCGGCTTGTAAACCAATACACTGACGCTTTCTAATCAATTTACCAGTTTCATCTTTGACATTCACCTCATATCCCAAAGAATAATCAATCACCGAGATACCGGTTGGATACGAATAATCAATCAAATCATTCTTCTTAAATACTTCGGAAGAACCACCCATCGACAGAATCTCCATCATGGATTTGTCCTTGTTTTCTTCCATTAACACACTTGCTTTCTTTACTGCCATCTTACTTCCCTCCATTGATTTGATTCACTGTGATGATTGCGGTGGGAAGTGTGATCTCCTTCCCATCACGATCAACAAATGAAATCTGACCATCATACAATTCGACATGATTCGTATAATATGTGACAACAACTGCATGACCACTCGACATATCAACAGTTTGAATTTTCAATGGGTCTTCTTGAATCTTCATCATTTTATTAAACAATAATTCTGTTGATAAGACACAAAATGTTGTCACTAATAATACTGTAATCGAACAAATCATAATCAATGTTTCATGTTTCTGATATGTATCAGGCAACGGGTGGTTCTTCCTTACTTCCGATCTCTTCCTCATTGGTTGCTCCTTCTTCAAACATTTCATCTAATTCATTATCGTACATACCGTTGATCAAATCAGCAGCATACTTCAGCCACACAGGACGAAGATTGTCACAACACAACGGATTCATTTTAATCTCATTCATCTTCAAACAACTCCTCCACCATTTTGTTGACACGATAGACATCTGTAGAAATGGACAAACCAGTCAATGCAAGTGCCAATACTAATACAACTTTTCTTAATGTAATCTTCTTCATAAATCATCTCTCCTGATTAAGCATTATAAATAGATTCCTCATCAATATTTTCTTCAAGTGGGGAAATCAAAAACATGTTCAGCTGATCCTCACTAGAACCAATGAAAATGGATTTCACTTTTACTTTATCATCCCATACGGGGTAAATGAATTCTAATGAAGGATGTGGCCCATTGTGAATCTTGCGCAACATCACATGTTGACCAACCATGTTGTCCTTATCATACAGCAAGTATGCTTTCCCGACAACAAGCTTCTTGTGATTCCATTGCTCTGTTCTAAGCACAATCGGTTCATTCTTCATTGTTCATTCTCCTTTCAGTTTTTCAAAACGATAATTCTGTGTTACAGCCATTTCTGCGGTGATCTTTAATGCACCATAAACGGTTTCAAATGTCACGATCTTTGGTGAAATGTTATCATCCAGATCGATTACTTTTCCAACGAATTTGCTTTCATAATTACTTGTCACGGAATATGTATCTCCAATATTGAAATATCCGATGACAAATTGAATTGGTTGATCTTTCATTGTGATATCTCCCTTACATAAATTTCTCGAGTACTATCGGACGGTGCGGGACAACCAACAACGATTGTCCCATGATTAAATAACTTGCTACCAAAATAGATTGTCAAAATAAGGTAAATGAGAATGATGATGAAATTATTCCAATTCCAATCATTTTTTGGTGGTTTCTTGTTTGATTTTGTCTTCATATTCTCTCACCTCTTTCGTCACATCCACATTGTATTTCTCGTTGATAAATTGTAACAAACCCTCGATTGGTTCAACCACATTAGAATGCTGGATAACATCCAACTTATCTTCTTCCACAACTTCTTCCGTTCGTTCAATCTTAAACTTCACAAACTGATTTTGTTTTGTGGTGTTCATAATCGCATGATATGCTTCCAACTCTTGATCATTTGTGGTGCTGATGACAAATCGATGTGGAGAATCGATTTGCTTGGATAATTCATCACGTAATTCTTCAGGATTGTGAATCTCAATGGTTTTAAATTCTTTTGCAAATGGATTCTTGGCAGTTGTGACTTTAAAGTCTTTATCGCACATAAAGAATACTTTTAGAGTATCTTCATGATATCGAAACCGCAACATGGATCCTGCATAATATACACCATTCCCAAAATCAGTGTATTCATGATAGTGACCAAATACACACAAGTCAGAATGCTCACCCAACATTTCCACCGAATGCATGATTTCTGTACCATGAGATGTGACTACTTGTTTGTTCTGAGATGAGATAGGTCCATGCCCCACAATCAAATCATAATGTTCATTGAATGCATCAGAGTAGTCCACATTACCATATTCTTGTGGGAGATACAATGCCTTCATCCCATTTGGTAATTCCACTTTACACCATGTATCCGTGTAGAACACGGAGCATGGCAGATTCTCCAGTAATGGCATAAAGATTTTCATTTGTTTACGATCATGAGAAAATGTCCCTTCAATGAAGTGAACGGGGATATGTTTCATATCCCCTTTTCCACAATCATTCAATACCAACTTCACTAAGAATTGTACGGCGAAAATAGACTCATCAATGTTCAAATTATGATCAAACAAATCACCAGCAACAATGATCAAATCGCATGGTTCTTTACTATTACGAATGATGGTAAACATTTGATCCAATGAATTCATAAAGTCTTCTTGTGGAAGTTTCACTCCCAAATGGATATCTGCTAAAAAGAATATCATTCTTCATCAACCTTCAATTCTACCAATCTTATGATCTCATTTGGTTTGAAACTTTCAAGTCTACCGTCGTCTGAATCATAACATACTTTATTTGTGGCAAAAAGAATGGAATCTTCGGTTCGTTTAAGCAATATTCCATATAAACGACGATCCTCTGCAGATGGCCAATTTTCTACCTTTGCTTCGACATAATACGCATGTCCAATATGCAATGCATCAATATTAAATTTTGTCACCATAACTTGCTTTGTGAATTCATTCATGATTATCATCTCCTTTTTTATTTTTTAATTGACATGAATTCTGGTAATGTCTTCAGCTCATCAATTATTGTACCTTCTTTTGGTTCAATTTCCAATTTATAAATTTCATAATTACCCTGAATCATACGTGTAGATGCAAACACAAGTTGCTTTGGAGATTTACGTACGAGGACGCCATTCTTAATCATAAGATTAGACCCGTTCATCTCTTTGATCTGGTATGCGTTACCAATTACCAGTTCATTAACATCAAACTCATATTCCTTTACGGGATACATAAAATTCATAATAATTCCTCCTTATTAACTATCTCTTCATTTGTATATTCAAACAAAGGTTCTAATTCATAATTATCAGGATTCTTGACAATCTCATCGATATATAATCCATCACGATAACTGAATGTGTCAAAGTCTCCAAGAGGATTGGCAAATTTGCGTTGATATAAGAAATGAAAGCAACTATTGCGATCGATATCTTCAATCCAAATGATTGCATTTTTTAATCGTTCATCGTCCTTGACGGATAAACGATATACACCACCTTCACGGAGTTTTGATGTGTCAATTGAATATTTCACATCATTCTTAATCAATGCCACATTATCCCATGGGATCTCTTCACCATTCATTTTCGAAAGAACAACTTTATTCACATCTTCAAGATACATTAACAGTTTCTCAGTTCTGAAAAACGGATTCTCAAAACGAAGTTCTGTATCGTAAACGGCTGTCAGCACATAGATGCGTTCATACACCACACCATTTTTTGTAATCAATTTGACTTTATACTGATCACCGACATGCAGTACTTTGTTATCCTTGTTGAAATGATCATACGTCTTTTCTTTGATAAAATAATCAATGAGCTTCATATGAATTCCTCCTAATCAATCATACCATGGATCATGAACAAAATCAGATCCTTCTTCCATCACACGCATATACAATGACATATCATATTCCATCAATTCCATCTCATTGAAATGTTCAGGAGATTCTTTGATTGTCTTTGCATATTCCTGTTGCTCCACCATTAACTCATCTAATTTGATTGGGTTTTTTCTCCCGCCATAAGCACCAACATCAATCTGATTGACGTACGGTATCCAATAATTACGACATCCATGAAGATGTCCATGAATATTCAATTTGTGATCATTCTTCACAGGCATATGTGTAAACAGAATATCATTCCAAACAAAAGAATCAACAACATGCGAAAATCCACATTCTTTGTAGAATGAATCTGGAAACAAATCATTGTTACCACGTACGAGAATCTTGGGACAACTAATTTCCAATAATACATCTTTTAATTCTTTTTTGATTAAGAATTCTCCATCTACCAAATCACCCATGTAGATCAACAAGTCATCATGTTTAACCGTGTTCAAGATATTATTGATGATCTGTTTAAAATCAGAACGTTTTACACAAGAAGGTCTGTTCTTTGATCTGCGTTTCCACAAATGCCAATCTGTTGCAAGCCACACTTCATGTTTACTCTGATATGCGTGATTGATCATCTGGCAAATGGCTTTGTTGGAACTACCTTGTTCATCCGGGTGCTTTAAACGTTCCACCATGTTGTCTTCTTTTTTACGTTGATCCATATGCATCATCCTTTCAAATTTTGGTATTGGATTGTGTTATAATAGTTGGTATAAAAAAGAAACCCCCGCGAAATGCGGGGGTTATTCATTACACAATCTTATGCATACTATTCAAATTGGATGTTGCAGAATCAATTGTCAAAATCGGGATACCTTTCTTGATTGCTCTCTTCACCTTAGATGAGAAATATCCTTCATCCGGAATTACCAGGGCAACACAGCTGTTTGTCAAATCATCAGTTACGTCATAACCATTCTGTGCAAGCAAAGCTGCCAAGTCACGATCACGATGTCCAGTGAAGCACACGAGTCCATTACTATTTCTATCATCATCGGTCAGATAATTAACTTGAAAAGCAACATTATATGCGGCACGGGAAATGTCACCCCAATAGGTGCGGATCCCAAAGTGAATTGCTTTCCATGTCGTATCGCCAACACCATATGTGAATCCGGTAATGAGTTTCAAGAAGTTGTTAGGTGATTCTTCGACTAATGCATCACAAATATGCTGTTCTGTTTCACCATCTCCTGTCTCCATGAATGTCTGATTGACACGGGAATCCAAAATCATTCTCCATGTCTTCTTTGATACATTGGTGCATGGCAACGCAGACAGGAATCTTTCCAATGGAACATTAACGGATGCTTTTCTAATTGAATCTTGTAATGCACGAACAGATGTTGTTGCAAACCCACGTTCTAATGCTAATTCTTCATAATTGATCGTATACAGATCAGCAATCGTTCTGACATAACCCAAATCATATAACTTCGACAAGATACCCTTGGAGATTCCCATCATCTTCATGTTCTCACAATAACGAATGATATCGCCAAGTTTATTATTCTTACAATTGGGATTGGTGCAACGAACTGTTTTGAGATTTGACGTATCGAGTGGAGAACCACAAATCGGACAGCTAGTTGGTAATGGAATAATCATACACCCATCATGTTTACTGTCCAAGAGATATGGCACAATGTTATGCATCACTCTGACGGTATCTCCATAATGCAATCCCAAGTTATAAACACGATCAAATGTAGATAAACTAACATGATCCACTGTGACCCCATTATCGAATGTTACAGGTTCCAGAATACCAACAGGTGTAATCTTACCAGTCTTTCCCATTTGCCATTCAATATCAATAATCTTTGTCTCTTTAATATTGTTGAGAATCTTAATGGCAATCTCCATGTGAGGTTTCATCAATTCACAACTATGATCGTTTTCCAATACAGATACGACAACACCATCAATTGCATAATGCGCATTGGTAATTGCATATGGCCCTTCTTTACAAACCAATACCTTTGCGCCATCTGCTAATTTTTCATCGATGAAATTCTGGATGATATCAAATGCATCCAAGGAACAGATCACACTGAGTCGTCCCAGTTCCTCTGGGATTGTCATGCCACCATCAGCATAGTAACAACGTAACGGTTGTAAGGAGATATACTGAGCCAATTTCTTATCACGAGACATGATGATGGCAGATGTGGCTGCTCTTGCATTCACATATTTCTGATCAAGTCCTAATTCATGGAATGCTTCTTCGGACATAATTGCTTCAAACTTAACGGACATCAATCCAGCAAAATCATTTGCATCTCCATGCATGGATACACGACGGCCAAACAACTCCGTGACATCCATGCTTTCGCCATTGTCATAATCTCCACGGGTGAAATATCTACCAGTCTTGACATCCAAGGCAATGCTGCATCCGTCATACTTGACCTGTACAATTACCGTAACATCGTCACATACGCCATGATTCAATAAACTATCTACCCAGTCTGCATAAGTCTTCTGTCCGGGTCTCATGGGTTCTTTGACACCGTGAACTTTGGGTAATGTTCCTACAACATCATTGATTGCTGCACTCTGCTTGTTACGTGTAAACGGTCTTGCTTCTTCGCCATTCTTGGATACATACTCTTCCAGCAGTTTGTCAAATTCCTCATCTGTAATAATAGGCGTTCCTGCTGTATATGCCTTCGTGTACATATCCAGTTCTTCTCTTGTGATCATACGATCTCCTCCTTTAATTGTTTTTCATTAGTTTTGGTAATTACATAATATACATCCATGTATATCACCACCTCCTTACACAATAAATATATCAATATACAAATATGAAAAATCCCCGGCTAAGCCGGGGAATTCATTATTCACTCATTCTACCGATTGAGATAGCAAACCATTCACGCAAGGATACATCGAATTCACCAGTAACATAGTTAGTCATACAGCTATAATGAAACGGCATAAACCATTCTAACAACTGCTTATCAGGGATGATAAAGATGTCCAACTGATCACCATCAAAGTCTGCATTCAATCCAGCTAATGATTCGATGGTAATGCTCATGGTATCGTCATTCTCATCCAATTTGTAACGGCGAATCTTACACAAGCAAATGGATGCAAGATTGTTTGTTGGTTCTCTTAAGATAATTGCCCACGCTCCAGCTGCAATGATTTCATCCATACAAGCAACAACCTTTGGATCATCTGTGTATCTCTTAATGAATTCACAAGACTGTTCCAATGTCATGTTATAACGTGTGGCAATCATATGAGCAATCTTAAACTGATATACGATGATTAACATAGAATACGGAAGATCGATTTCATCAATATTCAGTGAAGGATCCAATGTGATAACAGCTCTGGAAGAGAATTGGAATGGTCCACCAACAATCTCAGAACGAATGAATCCTGTCTTTTTATCCATTTCGGAATCAATTAAATAATCCGTTGCTTCTAACCAGTTATTCTGAATACAATTTAACGCATGCATGATTTCCAACTGCATTGTCATAAATGGAAGTTGACAATTGACAGATACAATCTTGGACAAGTAACGATTGATTGTCGGATAGAACTTACTCTCCGATGTTGTATTAGTGGGACGGAATGCTGTAGAATAAATCGGAATCTTTGATGTGAAAACATCCATTTTATTATCTAATAACATCTGGATATCTTTTGCATGAGGTTTGGAATAACAAGCTGTGATGATTTCTTCGAATCTTTCATAAAACCCATCATGACCAATTCCCTGGTAGATGTGTTTATTCTTGGGAATCTTCTTGATAATTGCAGAGATGTCATTTGATGCAACACGGCCACGCTTCTTTGTCTTCTGTTTCTTCTCGAACTCTTCATCGTTGTCATTATACTTCACATCGTGATCCGCTTTATAATTTCCAAGAATGAAGTTAATCATATTCTGTCCAATCGCACGTTTCAACAATGCATAATATGCAGGAGCAATGACACGATGGGGATAGATATCTACCCATCCAGTATACTTGAAATTGAGCGAATGCAAAGTGATTTCCGTTCCACACATCGGACACTTCTGTCCCAGAATATCTTGGCCGATAAATGCACCACAATCACAACGGAACTCACAGTCGGTGAACTTCGAAGAGTTCACCAACAATGACGGATCTGTGGGAGAATACACATCTTCATTCTCAATACGAAATCCATTATGTGTACACATGTCCAACAGATATTCTTCTTCCAAATTCATACGTTTCAGAATCATTTGAATACCTCCATTACGTTCTCATCACTTCAAAGAGTGATACAATCATATCCAATAATGCAACCGTCATATTTCCTGAATCATAAAGCAGGGGAGTATTCAGTAATGACGGATCATTATGATTGACAATGGTATAGTTTGATAACACACACTGAATGATCTTTTCCACATACACATTGACATTCTTTTCAGACAACAGATACTCTCTCAGATTATTCAACTTGACATATTTCTTAACGCCATTTAAATCCTTGGGAGTTAATGTCTTTGTAGACGTATTGGTTACTTTGCCCATGATGATATTAATCAATGGATGTGAAATGGTATCTTCTTCAGATAAAGTATAGATATCCATAATCATATGACGGACATACAGCAGAATGATATACTTCTGCTTCATGGTCAATGTGTTTGTCGATAATGAAGAATGAAACTTATTATACAACACGGTGTCAACCAAGATTCTTGAAAGATCATTCATTTGTACAAGATTTTCCAAATACCAATCAACAGGTTCAATATCAATTTCCAAAATGATTTGACCAATGATGATATTCAGATCCTTAAACATGCAACTGTATTCACCAGGATTGAAAGAGCGCAATACGGAGATTGGCGCATTACTACCAACATTATCAGCCAACAATTGTGAGATATCACCATCAACATTGATCAACGAATATCTCAATTGCATTTTACGAGTGTTATTGGTATACCGATTGACAATAGACTTAATCAATCCCACACAAGAATACGTTGGACGTTTCTGGATGGGATCCCATTCGGATGCAAATGTGAGCTTAATCAAACCATCACAAATTAATGTCTTTCTCATCAGATGCTGTGTGGTAGTCGGTGCTGTTACACCATCAATCGCTCTCATTTCATAGATTGCCTGATTAGATGCAATAGTCTGTAAGACTCTTGTGTTTGCATAGTTATAGAGTAAGATATACATGTTGGGATTGATATTGTTCATGATGTGTGTGAATGCACGTGCAAACAACTCATACAGATCCTTGGGAACATTACCTGTTGAAAGGATGAAGTGTTCCACATAGATGTGCATGATCTTAATCATAAATGATACCTTGTACATATCGTGAGTAAAGTCCACAGGAAACAAACCAACAACATTATCGCCGACATTATTCTCAGACACCATCTTTTCAATCTTTTCCAAAGTTCTTGGAGGGAATAATGTGTCATAAATATCCTTATAGAATTCATCAAATGTGGCAATGGTATACGTCTGAGAATCTGTCTTGTACTTCGCAACCAACATCGATGTCAACAAATCATTATCATCATCATACAACGCTGTGAAGAAGTTAATCTGTTCACAGATGAGATTCTGAATCTCGGGTCTCTTACTACGCAATTGGAAGATTTGAATTGCGGGATCAATTACATCTCCAGGGAATAATGCTTCAAAATTGACAATGATTTGCGGTCCAAGATAACGCATAATCACATCTTCTGGAATCGGTTCCCATTCGATGAATCTTGTTTTCTTGTACACCTGTCCATCTGCACCTTTGGGAAAACCATGATACGGATACTCCGTACCATGATGCACATTATACGTGTACGTCTCTTCAGGATCATACAGATAGAACAGGGACTTATTGACTACTTCGGGTTTACTCTTCATTTGAATATGCACTCCTCTCGATATTTTAATCGTGGATCACATTGGATATACCACCAGAGATCACACTTGTGAAAAAGACAAGTTTGTATTGTTTACGTAACTCATCTATTCCAGCTAATGATATATCTGTGATGTATTGAAAATCATCCGGGATTGTTAACACAAATGGTGCTTTTACAGATTTGCATAATTCAATAGAATCTGGATTATTTGTGATAAAGGTGCAGTTGCGATGGTTGTTCAATAACTCCACGAGATTATCATGTTGATATGTTAATGCAGGAACTTCGAAAGATGGCAAGAGCGATTCAATCGCATCGGAATAATGATTGGAATAAATCATTAAATTCGAATTTCCTTGTTTGGCAGCTTCATGAAATACCTTATAAGCATATACAAGATTTGGTTTCATCATGATTTTAGATGACAACAATTTGCTGATATTGATTTGATAATCGAATACCGTTTTAAACCATTCATCGATATCATAATGCTCACGATTAATATAGCTCAAAAGGATGTCCCCGTAGGACATCCTTTCAAACTTTTCATTCAATTTGTTTTGCTTAAAGTATTCAGCAATATTGTATCCCATTAACGAGATCACATCTTCGTACTGTATAATCAGGCCTGCCTTACCGATTGTTTCCAGATCAATCATTAGAACGGGATTTCGTCATCAGACTGATCTTCACCTGCTAATGCAGAACCAAATTCTTCCATGTTCAGTCTCACACGAGAAGCCTTCTTGTAGCAGATTGTCAGATAATCTTTCAGTACTTTCCAGAAGGAATATACTTTCAAAGAACCAACAGAAATTGCCTTGAATGTGACATTGCGAGTACCATTCTTCTGGTTTTCAATTGTCATCTTAACACTGTCATTCTGTCCAACAATGGTAATCTTGGAACGGCCACAATCAAGTGACAGATTCGCAGTTTCGGGTTTGGACAGATTCATTGCTTCGATCAATGCACAAACGTTTTCAACATTCAGGAATACACTCGGGAGTTCGGAAGCCATCTTCTGTTCATAAGCATTTGCACCAGTGGAAGGATCCTTACCAATCGCTGCCTTAATACTCAGCACAGTATACGTACCACCCTTGTCAGAATTCCATGTGGAAACATCAAGAATACCGTCATCACCATAGAGTCTACCAACACGGAAATTGCTCTTCTTCTTCGGTTCACCATTGTTGTTGTTGTTCTGGTTGTTAAAACCATTTCCATTCATAAGTGCCATAATAATTTCTCCTTTCGGCATATAAAATAGTATTTAATCGTTTCATCAGGAACCTTATATATTATTCGGATTCCTCATCTTCATGCATCTGTCTAATGTCATTGATTGAAAACTGCATGCTCGGTAAATCATTCTTCGAGATATTGAATGTCATCGTTAAGAATTCATTATTGTCATTCTCATATTCGTCAAACCAATCTTCTTTCATCAATTTCTCTAATGAATTTTCGGATAAAGCACGAATCAAATCAGTCAATGCGTCAACATGTTTTTCCAATACAACGAAACGACGAATCTCGGATGGTTCAATACCAAGCTTCTGTTTAATGTCGTTTACAATCTCGACGATATTGGTCAACACCATTGATGTGATATCTGTCTTTAACGTGTCTTTCGGTGGAGCATCCTCTGGTAAATTATGATAATTCTCATTAATGATATCAATCATGGAATTCAACCGATCCAACAAGATTGACAACATGTTTCTCCATGTTACAGGATTCAAGAAGATCGCATCACCACTTAATGCGAGAATCAAATCAGACACATCATAACTAACACCAGCATACGATTCAATCCAAATATACAACTCTTCCCAGGTCATACACATCACCTCCTTTCATACAATTATCATTATAAGAATATCATGCGACTCGGATACATTCCACCAGCTCGATCTGTCATCATCACATCAAACAAACCAAGCAACTGCTTGAATGGTGAAAGTAACTTGTCAACACAATAGTCTTTATCAATGCCAGGACGTAACCAATCAGGAATTTCCTTATACGTCTCAGGAAGACTAATATACGAATCCTTCTTCTTCGGATTATCTACTAAACATAATTCCAATACCTTTGCTAATAATGGAATGTTACGATGTTTCTCCATCAATTCGAATGATACTGGAATAACTGTGACACGATCCATTGGTAATATTTCTTCATCAGGGAACATGGCATTCCATATGATCATTCCACGCATCTGTTTCGGAAGTGTCTTGGATTTTGTATATGATTCGATTGCCTTGATGCCCATGACCTGATGATATGACGCATCTTTATCAACCACTTCCATCAATCGTTCTCTTAATGCATAATACTCATCCAACAATTTTCCCACCTGAATTTTATCAGGAGTTAACACATACCTGTCATACAAATCTACCATAATTGGTTCTAAGAATTCTGCAGATGCACGTTTCTTAAATGACAAACCAGTTACTTGGATCTCATGAATGTTACGTGGATTTCCTTCTTGAACAAAACATGATGCGGAATACATTTTCTTCGCAAACAATGACATTGCTAAGAATGCGAACTCATTCTTGAATATGAACTTGTCACGATAGTACTTATCTTGGATTCCACGATAATTGGCAATATCTTCTACCATCTTAGGAATGATTGCTTCAATAAACAGGCGGAACCCAAATGCAGATGCAATCAAACAGGAATCACGATACGATGGAACACGTGCTTGAAATTCGTCCAAGAACGATGCGAAATGAACCATTAATGAATCAGTATCTGTGACACATACACACAATCTTTCCATTTGTGTTGCACGTACTTCTGCATCATTTACCAAATAATGATACAAACAATTATCAAGAATGAACTGTTTCACAAAGTCCAAATCTTCTTTAATTTCTTCCGGAGGTTCCACACCATAACCACTTGACTGAATGGTCTCTTTTGTGATGTTATTAGTATCTAACCGATGTGCTTTAAGATATCTCATAATGTTTCCAACATATCCGGAAAGATATTGTGTTAACACAAATCTGAGATTATACGCCAACATCAATCTGCATTTTAAGTCATCACTCAAACCGTCTACAAACTGTGTGAGATATCTAATATCTGTGATGGTTGGGTTGTTTACTTTCTTAATGAGATATTCCACAACTTGCTTTGTTGAGAATCGATCATGAACCATTAACTTTCGATCGGACACATCTGTGGTTAAAACCTTATAAATCAGATCATACAATTCATTGATTCCATTCAACTTTGCCCATGGATCTTCATTGCCAGATAAGAGCTCCAGACAACAAATTAAGGTAGTCGTCATGTTCTTGGCACTGCCAGTTGTAGCCGGTGGAATATACATAGAATAGAAGGGTGAGAGTGGGGTTCCAGACCCACCATAATCCGAGTTCATAATGACTTTAATGTTACCTTGTCCAGTATAATGCATAACGTATGGAGCAGATCCCTTTGGGAATTGATACATCAATTTCTTCTCACTGCTACGTTCATTACCTAATGTCTCCAAGAACAAAACAGTTGGTGACAGGTATTCAGCATGTTGTTTGAAGAAGGTACCGTTACTGGATATGATTGGTTTACGTTGTTCAAGCCAATCAAATACATTTGCGACAGTTGTGTGTTCAGTTTCATGACGAATGTTATTGTCCATCACACACGGGATGTCGACAAAATTCTTTTGTGTCATCTGAGAAATTAATGCACGAACCTTATTAGGATCGGCATTGGGGTGCGATGTCATGTAAACATCAAATACCTGCTTCTCATATTTTTCGATGACAATCATCAAGCATTCTCCTTTCATAATGAGGTGATCGTATGGATTATAACCAATTGGAAGATCTTCCTACAATCAACGGTGTCACAGTTGAGGGTGATATGGAATTGGAAGACATTGGTATTGTAGAGTTAACACCCGAAATGGTTGCTGAATTGTATATGGAAACCTTCGGCTTTGTTTTATAATGAGACATGAAACCATACTACTTCGATGTCTCAAATAAACGATATCTATATTTTAAAAACAAATATAAGGAGTGATTTAACATGCTAAATTTCTTAAGGCAAGAAATTGCGAAAAAAGAAAAAGAAGTAAAAGCGTTTCATGTTCAAGAACAAGAATTGGGCAGTACAGAAGAGCAAGAGCTGGATAATGCGATTTTGGAATACGCACATCTATTTGCTGAAATGGACGAATTAACTAATGAGGGTGAAAACATACACCGTGAACGACCAGTCATCAATATCCCAATTGAAGATGATATTGAATTGGATCTTGTAGAGATGGACGTTACTTCTGGAAGAATTGTAGATATCCCCATGGACGTTCAAGCAATTGCAACAGAAGCGTATTCAAAAGAAAAAACATTTGAAGATTTTTATCAAGAAGGAATGCAGAAAGTTAAACGGTTTCATCGTGAAAGCAATCAGTCATACGATGCACGTGTATTCGAATATGCAACCCGTCGTTATGAAGATTATCATGCTTATATCGTACAAGAAGGATTGTTTGGCAATGATATGATGCATATTACAGATGAACGTGTTCCTGCAACAATCATGTGTGACCTTGGTCCACTTCATTTGGATAAACCAGAATCAAAACATTACATTGCAAAACTTCCTGTATTCTTTGAATTAAATAATCGAAATGAATTAAGTTTAAATCAGATTCACGCATTAAATGTTGCAAACAATTTGAATGCTTTTGAAAATCTTGGTGAAGCCCTTCGTGGTCTACTGATTAGAGATGGTTATCGTCGTGAATTGTATAATAATGATGTATGGGATCTTGCAACTCCTGTTCGTGTGATTGTTCCAACAGTCATGGATAAGTATGTGGTTGCTGTTGAGTTTGATGTGGATGGAATGAATAAACCATACCACGTTGTATGGTCAATCCAAACAAGACTTGTTCGTCAAGGAAAGAATGGCAAGATTGAAAACATTGATGAATTGAAGAAGAAGATGTCGAAAGAAGAATCCGATAGTAAGGGAGAGCATCAATACAAGAACATCAAGGTCGAAAAGAAAGATTTCGATAAGATGAATCTTGTTTGCAAAAAGGATTTCAAGAAATCGGAAGAAAAGAAGATACAAGAAGCATTTGTTCCGATTCGTGGTAGATCATTAAATTACTATCAAGAAGCAATTGATTTCAATACTGGTGCAGATCCAACAGCAGCTCCTGCTCCTGATCCTAATGCTGCTCCAGCTCCTGGTGGTGATACTACAGCAGCACCTCCCGCACCAGATCCAACGGCTGCTCCTGCTCCAGATGCAAATGCACCAGCACCAGAAGATATGTCAACTGCAACAACGAATGATGTTTCACAACAAATTGCTGATAATGTTGCAAGTGCAACTGAAGCAAATACAGCAAATCCAGATTTGATGAGTACAACTCCAACATTTGACAACAATGTTGATGATACATTTAGTAATCTTGATTCTGCTATGGATGGTACAGATATGTCAACTCCCGATATGAACACACCTGGTAGTGATATGGGTGGTGACTTATCAACACCTGATATGGATACACCTAGTGGTGATGATCTTGGTGGTGGTATGGATAATCCATCAGAATTAGATATGGGTAATCCAGCAGCATCTCTTGATGATATCTCCACAGATATTCCTGACACAACACCAACCGATGATATGGGTGACACATCTTCTAAGACTGGCGAAATGGGCGATCTCGATATTGATAATATGTCAATGGATGATCTGATTGCACAAGCTACTGAAAAGGTTAAGACCATGCCAATTGGTCAGCTAAAAGAATTCTTGAATGATGGTGCTGGAGCTGTTGGTACAACACCTACTGGTGGGGATGATCTATCACTAGAAGCAGCAACATCCGTTGCTTCCCAAGTAGAAATTGATCTTCGTAAAGTATTAGGTGATTTGAACGATGAAAAGAAATCATTAAAGCAAATTGTTGAATCTGTAAATGAAGATGGAAAGAAGCTCAGTAAGACATTAGCTAGAGCAATCAAGACAAACGAATTCGACGATAAGGGTAAGAAAGTATTAACATCGATGATTCATGCAACTAATAATCTGATTCTGAATTTCAAGAATTCTGGAGTAAAGGAAGATATTGATAATGCAAAATCATCCATTCGTGCTTTCACATCTGCAACAAAAGCCGCATTGCCAGTGATCAAGAAATCAGGTAATGCTGTAAATGATTAATAGAGGTGATACATATGCCAGATATCAAAGATCTGTTAGATAGTATTATTAAGAATACTGATAAGTCATTTGCTGACAAACACGATATGCCTGATGATCCAGGTCCTGAAAAGTTTGATAAAGTAAGCTTCCGTGAGAAGCTGAGTATGTATGTGTTAAAAGATTTGATTTCTGCAATGATGCATGACGACACAAAGGATTTAGATAACATGATTGATCAATCCATTATGAGACATATTAACACAAACTACGGTGGTAGTTGTTATGATTATCTCAAGTCTAGTTGTCAAAAATTGCAATCCCCGTTAATTGGTGATATCATTATGGAAATTAATGATCAATGTGACAAGGTTGAACAAGAAGTATGTTTAACAAAAAATCCAAATGTGATTGAAGAAGCGGAATTAAAGACAAAAGAATTATTGAAGAATTGTGAGAACTATGATGAGTTTCGTCAGAATCTCATGAATAAAGTCTCCAAGGATATTGTAAACGATGTTACGAATGTCATTGTTAATGGTAATGAAGCTCCAGTATTTGATGATCTTGATGAATCATTAAATAAGAAATCAAAAGAAAAGGCAGAAAAGAAGAAGGCTGAAGAAGAGGAGAAGAAAGACAATGAAACAACTCCCACAACAACTGACAATCAGCAGAATCAATCTTCCGAAACACCATCACAGGATATGACAAACGAATCCGTTATTCTGAATATGTGTGGTAATATTGTTACCGAAGCATATGTCAAGGAACATAGAAAAATGACAACTGAAGAAGGATTGAATCGTGCAATTATTGAATACTGTCTCGTGAAGATGGATCGAGTTTTCAATCAATATGCAAAACAAGATGGCTTTGATCGATATTTAAAATGGTAAAATGAATGATGTGATACCCGGGCGAAAGCCCGGGTTCATATTTTTTATTTTGTAAAAACATATATATTTAACACGAAAGGAGGATGCAATCATGAATAAAAGCATCGAAGAAGCAAAAGCATTGATGTGTCCCGACGCCATCGACAATCTGAAGCATGTAATCTCAACCCAAGAGAAAATCGACATGTCTAAGAAAGTGAACGGTGACGCCATTATGGTCGCACTTTGCAAGTCAATCAACGACGAACTCATCAAAGTCAGCTCCTTGTCCTCTACGCTGATTAAGATGTTGAACTCGTCAACCAACACCATCTCTCAGTCAAAGCTGGGAGAGATCCTCGACCAGGTGAGAAAGTACCAGCCCAACATCATCTGTGTCATGAAACTCACAACGGGCGATATGACGAACGTCATCAACACATGGAGATTTGATACTTCCGACAGTTGTCACTTCAATGAAATGTTTGAGTTTGTTGTGAGTTATTTCGGTATTACCCCCCAGATGGTCCGTGAAAAGCTGTCGAAACTGTTAAAGCCGACAATTGCGAATAATATCGGACAGTTCCTTGTGAAGTATGACATGTCGAAACATAAAGAAGAACTCGTCGTGTCTATCACAACCATTGCAAGATTGGTCAATATGGAAAATCACATTCTGCGTGTGGAATTTATCGAAGAAGTGTAACGTATGGAATGCCGGGCTAAGCCCGGCATATTCCACTCACGCAATGTTTAAAATTTTTTTGTACATTTTGATGAATTCTGATAATTCGGTAACATCAAAAGTGGTCAACAAATCTGTGTCTTCGTCGGTCAATGTTTTGTGTTTGAAATGAAATTCTGTGGCAATTTTGAGAACATGTTCACGACGTTCTTTCGGCAACATGGGATTATACACAACATGATTGTGCTCCAGTTGATCACCCAATATATCTTCCATTGTGACAAATCTCATTGCTGGTTCATACGAGATCGGTTTTATCGATTCATTAATTTGTTTTAGCATGTGACTTAGCTTCCTTTCTTGCAATTCGTTCCATGACAGTTTTGTAATCCAGTGTGTTTTTCAGTACAACCTTTTCTTTAGGAAAGCAGTCTTCACATCTCTCGCCAGGATCTAATGTGCAACCACACTTTGGACACGTATCATAATATGTTGTTTTCATAACAACACCTCCCTTTCATTCGTTACATTTAGTTTATTAAGTTTGGAGTGATAAATTATGGCAGTTGATTTTAATGCCCGCCCAAGTTATTTGGCAACGAAAGAACGTTTTCGTTTACCATCCGAAAGTCATGATGTAAGTATTTTTTTGGTGAGCGATTCGTTCGAATATGATTTGGAAATGATTAAAAACTTTCCACAACCAAAGATCAATTATAAGAAGATATTAATCCCATATCGATTTGTCGACACATTATGTGGAAAACCAATTCGATATATCTTGTCACAAAATGATTATAATAAGAAAATTAGTTATCTAAATGCGCAAAAGATACAACCACCTATCATACCAGTACAGAGTCCATATCCAGCAAAGATTTCGGATAACATTTATATTCCATTCACAGAATTGTTGAAGAAGATTAATCAGAATTTAAAGTATGCATCCCCACAAATCATTCAAGATACGATTTATCGCATCATGAGTATCATTACAGCAAAACACAATTTCTCAAAAAAGAAAGTATTATGGATCAATACTCGTCGTTATCCCATATACAAAAATCCATCCATGGAAACATTTCGAACGGATTTGATTAATGCATTAATGGCAACATATGCATTGAATCCTCCTAACAAATTGAAACGAATGGATTTGACCATTATATTTCAAACTGGTGATGGGGATTACAAGTTTGATTTAAAAACATTCGAAGAACGTGATCGAACAAGATTCCGTCAAATGTTATCCCAATTTGGTATCAATCATACTTCCACATCCACACCATCTCCGAATGCGAATGTTGCAAATGAAATTGAATCATTAGATGAGATTGAAGCTGATGCTGAAGAAGCAGAAAAGACAAGCAAATTGGAAGATTCGTTGGACAACTCATTGGAAGAAAAACCAGAAAAACCAAAGGATGATGGTACAGCAATTGCACAGATGGATGAGGATTTGATGCAGTTACAAGCAACACATCAATCTGTTACAAAGTCAATTAAAGCAACAATTGATACATTAATGGACCAATTGGGTGGAGATCGTTTGGAGCAACAACCACAGTTAGATCCAACAAAACGCAATCAACAGCAAATGTATACCGCAAAAGCATTTGGTGTAAATGCTGATTTGCTATCACAAATTAATCCATCACAACAAGTTGATCAAGCAAAAGTACAAAAGTTATCGGATGATTTAATGTCAAAAATTGATAATCCAGTAGAACAACAATTGGTTGGACAAGCTGCAAAGAAGATTGCAAATGAAACGCAACCAGCTGATGATGCGAGTGTATTGCAATCCACATCATCTCCACGTGAAGAAAAGTTACGTATGCAAATGGGACAATTGAAATTGAACAATGTCACATTTGATAAGTTGACATCCGTTTCGGATGTACCCAAACCTGCGGCATTCAAACCATTAAAGACAACATCAACATCTATTTCCGCAAAACAAGGTACATCATTTGCCAATATCTCAAAAGAATATGAAGATAAATTAATGGATCGAGATATCGTTGCAACACTGATGGGGTTATCCAAACCATCCGATGGTTTCTATGTGACGAATGTTGAAATCTCCGATATTTCAAATGTTACATCGTTGATGAATAACTGGAAAATTACATTAAAGAGTAAGGTTAGTAACTTACAGAATGTCATCAACATTTATGTTCCAAAAATGTTTAATGGTAGATTCTATGTCAATGGAACATGGTATAACATTGACAAACAAGACTTTCCATTGCCAGTATTAAAAATCAATCACAAGACAATTATCATCACAAGTAATTACAATAAGATTACTGTTGAAAGATATGATACTCGTTCATTGGTTGATGTTACCGCATTACGAAAGGTTATGGAAAAGCAAGCCAACCCAGATGGCTCATTAAAATACATTAAACCAGGATCAAATGTCAATGCAAATAACCATTACATCTCCACAGTTGAATATGACGAATTCGCAAAAATGTGGTTCTCCGTTACGATTCCCGAATCAGATTTCGATGTTTGTTTCAACCGTACAGAATGTTTGAAACGTTGGAAGTTTGCAACTGTGAGTGATCATGAATTCTGTTGTGGTATGTTCAAACAAGTTCCAATCATCATCGATACAGATACAGGATTAACAAAACAAGGATTAACATTAACACAAACAATTGTGTCAGCATTACCACAGTTATTACAAGATGAATTCTTCAAGATGAAACCAGGTAAGACATCTATGTATGCTACTATGAAGATTGGCAACTTAGTACCAGTTGGTGTTGGTTTAGCTGCATGGGAAGGAATCTCATCATTACTAAAAACAAGTGGTGTGGAATTCAAATTCGTAGAACCTCGTTTCAAGGATTCCAATTACTTAATTCATCATTTTAAAGATAAGACATTAGCCATTCGAAATAGTATCTTTTCACAATTGGTCTTTAATGGATTCTATCGTATTAACACAAGGGGATATAATTTTGCTGATTTTGATATGCCAATTATGGAAGCAAATTCAATTTATGTCGACATCTTCAATCAATTCTTCTTTTCCCAGCATTCACAGTTAACAACATTCATTACTTATTACAATTTCTTTATGGATGCGATTACTGCGGATGTATGTAATCATTATAATATCCCAAACACATTACCAACAATCCTACTGTATGCAATCAATCTATTATGTGATAATACATATAAGAATGAATTTGATGCTTCGTTGTATCGTGTACGTTCATCCGAGATTATTCCAGCAATGATTCATTATCACTTGGCTGTAGAAATGTCTAAGTACAACAATAGAACAGGATCAAAATCAAGAAAAGCAAAATTCCAATTTACACCCAATTGCATTATTCAAGAATTAATCAATTTGGAATCCGTAAAACAAATGAGCGGTTTGAATCCCATGATTGAATTACACTCCCGTGAAACAATCTCCACCAAAGGATTCCGTGGTGTGAATAATACTCAGGCATATTCCAAAGCACGTCGTGCATATAATGATAGTATGATTGGCAAAATGGCGATGTCAACACCTAATAGTGGAACTTGTGGCATTAGTAGACAATTGGCAGCCGATCCAAAAACAGAATCTGTTCGTGGATATACTTCACCAACATCGTTTAAAGATGCGGACTTTAGTGATCTACAATTGGCATCGTTCACGGAATTGTTAACTCCAGGAACCGTATCTCGTGATGATGCAATTCGTGTTGCCATTGGTTGTTCTCAAACAGGCCATATTGTATCCACAGATTTCTCACAACCAGTATTGATTGCAAATGGTGTGGATGAAATTGTTCCATCTTACCTAACAGAAGAATTCTCAGCCATGGCACAAGACGATGGTAAAGTATTAGAAATCACAGATGGATACATGATCGTTCAATATAAGAATGGTGAGAAGCAAGCAATTAATGTTGATGATAAGCTCGGATTTAATGCTGGTTCAGGTTTCTATGTTAATAATAAATTAATTCCCAACTTCAAAGCTGGTGATGTGTTTAAGAAGGATGACATTTTAGCATATCACGAAAAGTTCTTCTCCAAAGATTCTGTTGGTCAAGTACGTATGAACATCGGTCCATTAGCAAAGGTTGCATTTGCTGGTAACTATTTCACATATGAAGATAGTGGTGCAATTACTGCAAAGATGTCTAAGAAAATGTCATCTCATATTATTATGCAACAGCAAGTCAAATTGGATGCAACTGATGATATCGATAAGATTGTCAAAGTTGGAGATGAAGTAGAAATCGGTGATCCACTTGTCATATTTGGATTGGGTGACACTGGTGATAAATCTGTCGATGCTTTCTTAAAAGCATTTGGTTCTACTACAGATGATGATTCTTTCAAACGTTCCATCTCAGCAGATCATGCGGGTAAGATTGTTGATGTAAAGATTTATACAAACAAAAGCTTGGATAAATTATCACCATCCTTGTTTAAAATTATCACAGATTATTTCAAAGCCAATCGACAAAAAAGAAAGATTTTGGACAAGTATGACAATACATCATCCGTTTATAAACTTGGAACATTCTATTCCAATCCGACAGAGCCATTGAAGACTCCATCCATCAAAGGTATTAACACCGATGTGTTGATTGAGATTTACATTGGACATGATGATGAAGTATCTGTTGGTGATAAGATTGCTGACTATGGTGCATGTAAACAAATCATCTCTGAAGTTATTCCAGATGGCCAAGAACCATATTCCGAATTTCGTCCTGATGAAGATGTTGATATCTTCCAAGCTCCATCTTCTATTTTAAAACGTATGGTTCCTTCATTGGTTGTCAATGCTGCTGGCAATAAATGTTTATTGGAATTAAAGAGATTCTGTAAACAGGTTTGGGAAGGTGAATAAAGAAAAAAATATACAGAGAGCTCAAAGCTGGATTAACCCACCAGCTCTCAGCACTCTGTACATTTTGAAATTCAGAAGTTATTACGCTTCAAGAGTTTTGCGGACTTCTTAACTGCGTCAAGTAATTCACGATCCTGACGTGTAATAGCACGCTCAGTTTCGAACTGCATCTGCATCATAGCCTCGTCAGTTTCACGACGGGCCATTTCATTCTGACGCATGAGTGTCTGCAGCAATGGGCTGTCCTCAAGACGCACCTCTTGTGCCTCGTGTACTTCTCTAAATTCTCTGAACATAAAATCACTTCCTTTGTGAGATCTCTACAGCTGACGAGTGACTGCTTGCCTTAGTTCAGATGTGCTTCAATCATAAACGCGATTAGCACTGCTGTAGTAGATCGATAACATAGAATTCTTTATTGTTATCATATTAATTATATATACAGAAATTTGAAATATCGTGAATGGGGGCCAACGCCCCCATTCACGAATCTGTAAGCAATTTAAATGTAATTCCGAAAGTGAGTGATAAAAATGAAAATGAATTACAACGCTTGGTTTTACGCATTTCACAATTATCTTACGGGAAATCGTGATGGAATTATTGGATATAATGATACATCAGTTGCAGATATTGGTGATCGATATCGTCAATTGATTGAAATGAAACAACATGAGAATGATCCAGAGAATAGTTTATTTACAAAACAACCATATGGGATGTTGGGTAATACAACTGGATTTGCACAATTATTAAGTTTATTAAGTCAATCAAGTTACAGCTTCGAGGATATCGATGATGCATTGAAAAAGACATATGATCAATCATTACGTAGAGCCATGGGAAAGATGATGGTAAACACACATGCCGTCATTTTCCATGCAACCAATATCAATGATAAACATATCCACAATGAAACATTAACATCATATTTCAATGTAGATATCCCATATGACCAATTGCATTTTGGTGAACGTGATGAATTCATTCGTCAGAAATTACATAAAATGCATGATTCTGTCAATGAACGATTCATTCATGTATCTGAATTCACAAACTCTCCATTCATGAAGATTCTTGGATGTACATTCATGATGACCATCAATGGTATGATTTGTAATGAATTCTATGCTGGATTTGATGATCATGGATTTCGTTTTCGATTTGGATATGGTGGTGTTGCAGATGCCGATATTCTGATATTTAAATTGGATGATACTGCAATTACACAACATACATTTGTTCGAACTGCATTAAAGAAAGCTCCAGATGGAAAATACAAATTGCCATTAAACCTATCCAAGGGTCAAGGTCATAAATGTATTGTTGATATCTACGACAGACGTTTTCAGAAATCCATGCAGGTTGCACCAAACTTTGGATGGATTGATGATGATGGACAATTGGTAATTGAATCATTGCAAAAACCAACACTGGAAATGTTTAATCGATACAAACCGATTGAAGTAAATGTGATTATTTATCATCCAAAATTCTTTCATGAATTAAATGGCGTATATCCCGCATTAAATTACATGCATCTGACAAAGTTAACTCCGATCTATACAGACTTGGAAAACAAAGTTGTTGATATTGATAACTTGGAAATCTTAGCAACTCCAATCAAGAAGGATAAGATTCAAAATATACAAATTTGCACACCACCCATTTGTATTGATCGTGAATGTGATTTACATTTCGACATTATACTCAAATGCATTAACTTGTATGAAGAAATGATGGAATACAAATCCGTTGTTAGTAGAGTTGAAGCAGGTATTCAACATTTCTTCAATGTATTGGATAATTCATTTAGAACAAGCAAATTCAAAATAGAAACACCAACCGATTACACAACCGCAACAGATGCACAAAAGAAATCCATTTCTGAATTAAAGAATATTTTATTGGGTGAAATTGTGGTTTACTTGACAGAATTAAATTCCGGCACATTCCAATATTATATGGCATATGTAAATGGTGCAATGTTGACAAATGTCGTGGATGAAAAACTTGTAAAGAAATTCACACGTTTCTATCAAGATATGCATACATTACAAAGAATCGGTGCTGCACTTAATGTATTAGAACAAATTGATGCTGGTACTGATATTGAATATGATGAAGATTATTTGAATGAACAAATTGAATATGCCAATAAAATGTTGAATCAATTTGGAGAATTTCTGAATGATGGATTCTATGTTGATGGTTACGAAGATATGGTTTTAGAATTGGTATCTCCATATTTAGCATCCAAACAATTATCCGTATTTCAAGAGTTGGCAAAAATCAATTTGGACTTCTTTGAAAAAGAATCATCCCATCGATTCAATCGTCCCATCTCCGAGCAATGTTTTATTCCAATGAAATATTCACGTGAATTCCAATGTTGGATTTTTGCATATCCAGAAATCAAACATTTCCATGGAATTGAGAATTCCTTTTATGTGAATACTGGTCTAAAAGGTGATGAAGTATTTAAATTCTTCTTTTTATACACGGATACATTTTATCCATCCGCAAAGGAGATTGATGACACATTTGCCATTGAAACTGTATTGGATTATGATAAGTTCATCACAGAAGTTGAAAACTATTTGGGATTCATTCGTTATTGGAATTTGGAAAACAAACTCATGCGAATGTCAAAGATTCTATATAACAAATATGATGATGAGTCAGTTGTTCATGTATTATCAGACATCTTAAAGCATAATGTTGATCCGACGGATATTCTGGTAAAGTATGGATCCAACTTTACGTACTTGGATCTGAATTATACGACTGACAATTATCAAGATTATGATGAAGATTCTTTCCGTGCACCATTCGCCGTCAATTACTTATTCTACATTTTAGCGTTATTAAAAGATAACGAAGATGCATTGTTAACATTCTTCTATCAAACATTAACAGATGAAAAATTCAATCCACGTTATTTGGAATATAATGTATCAGAAGCAACAAGTAAACAGCAAAAGATATTAATGAATTTTGGTACATTCACCAAGTTAGAAGTTACCAATAATATGTTATTAAGTTCACCATCTGTTCCAATTACTGATAATAAAATTAACTTCTATTATGGTATTCCAGGACCAATTAAGAATGGAACTGTATATGATACGGATGTGTATCCATACACATTTGTCAAACATAATCAATTGGAAGATGGATCTATGCCAAAGTTCCCATTATACAAACGAGGACATGCGGATGATTCCCATTATATTCAATTCGATGAACCAATTGAACCATTCTGTTATTATTACGATATCCAATTTGCGAAATTGTTAACAAAATTCTTGACCGCTATTCGTGACTTTATTGGATATTTCCAAACGGATTACAAACATGCGTGGAACCAATCAATCGCGGTAGAAACGGGCTACAAATCTATTCGTAAAATTCGTGAAATGATACAAGAGTTTTATGACACGACATACAAGGAGAAACCAAATCACATTGAAGAATCATTTATCAAAACACATGTGTTGAATGGTGATCCTTTCTCTAATTTAATGGATTCCTTTTATGTTAGATACACAAATAAGATTGATCGTATTCTGAGAGCAGGAGTTCTTGTTAGGCCATATCAAAAGAGATTGGTGAATAGCAAACCACAAATGACATATTATGAAATGAATGAAGACGGTTCATATCAAGCCAAAAAGAAATTGTTACGAGCATATGCTGGGATATATAATATGCTATATGGATTGAAAATGGTATATTATGAATATGGATTTCGTGCTCCAGTAATCCGTCGTGCTCGTAATCTGTATTTACATTTCAAGGAATTAGCAAAAACACAGAATGTTTATCAATTTAAGCAATTGGTAAATATCCATCAATTTGATCAAGACTTTCTTAGTATGATTAATCATGGTGTAAGTCATTCTGATATTGAACAAAAGAATTCCGATACAGGAGTTCGTATGGATCCATATGATGAGAATGGTGCAATAGGTGGATTATTTGCTCCATATACCATCATTAATGAATTTAATATTATGGCAACAACAGAGTTTCCACAGTTGCAAGAACTTAACGCATTGATTGATGAATACAAAGAATCTTATTTGAAACCAATTGAAGAATATGTCGATTATGTCATGAAGCATTATGTGACGGATCTGTATATCATTGAACGAATTAATGATCCATACATGGGTGACCACACATATCATCCATACGAAATAGAAGGAACTGGTCGTGATGATATTAAATATGCAAAAGCAGTAATCACAATTGATGAAATCAATATGAAACATTTTTGTCCACCCGGTGAAACATTACCCATTGGCTCAACCATCACATTATACTTCAATGTGAATTCTGGCAAATTGATTTCCACAAATGAAACAAATGGTAATAAAATCAACCAGTTATATGTCCCAACTACTAATCGATTCATACAGCATTGTCAATACGTATTCTTCGGTAATGATGCATTGTTTGGATCAAACGATCCGAAGTATTATGATTTACAATCATACAGTTCTCTCAATGTTGCATTCACATATTATGATGAAAATGGAAATGCTCATGATGCAATGAATGGACATAGTTGTGAATTCTTATTCCGTAAAGTTGGTTCTACCGCAGATCTTGTTCCTGATATGGAGATCTTATTGAATGGAAATTCCACAGTTGTTAGTTTGCAAAATGTTCATGAGAATATTACAGTGGATGATTCAACAGGATGTACCATTAATCGAAAAGTTACATCCACCAATTATGAAATGTACATTGGGAATCGTTATACACAATTATTACACACATACGAATTTCAATTACAACCCAAAACATATTTACCAGGACCAGTTGATATTGTGCGAATTCCCAATCATGTATTGAATGAGATGATGTTGTCTGAATTGGGTGATCATGTTTCTGCACAAATGTTTTTCAAACCATCACAGATTTTACATTTGCCCTTGGATGACGATAAGCATATTCAATCAGTTGGTGGTAAATATTTTGAAGGGCAAAAGATTTATCTCATGACAAATGATCAATTACATTATGTATTTCCTGCAGAAATTACCGCAATCGATCATTCTGTTGAACATGGCTTTGTGGAAGCAAAGGTGGATAATCGTCATGCAAAATGGTTGGAGATCACCGATCAAGAATTAATGAGTCATTATTTAACAGACAATGTGGAATGTATTGTGTTGAAAGATAATATCTCCAACTTATTGGATGAATATACCAATCCCAATTATGAAACATATGCAAATCCAACATTCGATCCAGATGTCATCGAAAGTGATATTGATTATCAAAATATGAGAAGTTTTCCCGGTGATCCAATCAAATCAACAGTGAACAAATTAAATTACACATATACTCGAGTGAATGGATTCTTACCAGAAACATGGAACAATCGTTATCCAGGTGAAGAATACAAACGTTGGCGTTTTATTTACTTGGGTGAAGGAGCAATCCGTGAAAAAATCCAATTAGGTGTTAACCAGACAACCACCAAGATTCGAGTGATCACATGGAATCGAAATCGTTGTGAATTATCAGAACCAGAATTGTATCCCGTATTACGCGATGAACCAAATGATCATGATGTGTATGCATTAGAACGTCACGTATACCAAAATGAAATAGACAATACAGAATTAGAATTGCAGAATTACGATATTGAAGAATTGCACAATATGTTATTTGATGATAATTTATCCGAAAGCGAACGACATAAAATCCAACGTCAATTGGCAAATCGTATGGCAAAAATTACAAAACTGGAAAAGTATCGTGATCGTGTGAAAGAATATTTGGATGAGCAAGAACATAAGACAACGTGGTATAATGTGTTATCATATGATGCAGCAAAGACATACATATCCAATACACGTACAAAATTACCAGATACATTCAAACCGGATATCCGAGATATTATGGTGAATACATCCAATTTACTTGAACAAGATGCCCCAGACAATAATCATCAATTGAAATTCTTTGTATATGATATGGATCACCAAGAATGGTTGGATCCAAACATTTATCAAATTCGATATGGTGTTGTAGCAAACGAAAATCTTGATGTATATGATGATTATGTCGTGGAAAAGGCATTGAAGAATATTGAGTTACGTGTCGATGAATTACATGTCGATGAATTCCCAATATCAAATCATTTATTAATTTACATGGCATATGAAAAATCCAATATCTACAATCGAATTGTGATTACCGATGAACGTCGTAAATGTTTGGTGAAATTTAAACCAATTCTCAGTACTAATGATTCATTATATGATAATCCTAATGAAGTCAAAAAGGATGTTTACAAGGATTTGACAATTCGTAAACATTTGGATTTATATGAAGATTATGGTGATAAATCATATACAACTCGAGAAGATTTTGGTGGGTTTACATCCGAAGGAGCTTATGGCTTGGGAAGTGGTAATGCGATATACATCGACCGTCGTCCATTATTGAAATCTGGCAGATCACCGTATACACCAACTCCAAGATTTTGTCATTTGGATTTAAGTAAAATTACAACAACCAATCCAGATGGTGTCAAAATTGATGATTGTTTAATTTATATTAAAGCACCATTTGATGCAATGATTCCAATTGATCCATCCCATACAAGACCAATCGCATATTTAAATATTCCAAAATATGAAGTAAATGTAATTGAATCAATTGATAATTTCAAAAATGGTGAAGTTGTTAAGTTGATTTGTTTCCAGTATACAACATTTGATGATACATCTGGCGATGTGATAGTTACAAAGTATGATGGGAATATTTCCAATATGATGTTCGAAGGTGTTCTTGTTGCAAACGAAGATGGTAGTCAAGGAGTACAAATCAGAAATACAACATACGATATTCAATTTCAGCATGGTATTTACAAATGTTATATTGCACATGATTCTGATTATCACCCAATCGGTGGTTTGATTAGTGTAACGATTACGAGAAATCTTCGCAGTATGATTGATGAAAAGAAACAATGGATTGGTTTATATGGAGCGGAAGCAAAGTATATCGAGATTCCACCAGAATTCTGGATTGGTCCAGCAAATGCAACGGATTGGTATGGTGCGGGGCAATATCATATCACATTAGATGTAGCATACAAAAAAATTGATGGAGATCGTGATTTTCGTATTTCTAAAAATAATTCCGATACATTAGATCCATTCCGTTACTACTGGAACTGGGACATGAATATCCGTTTTCCCATTTCATCCACTCGGCATAATCGTTTCAATGAACGATTGACATTCCCTGAAGGACATTCTGATGATGAGACAGAAAATCGTAATAATTACAAAAATAGAACACGTGTTGTTCGTTCTAACTACATCTCCGTGTGTCGTTATTCATTGGCTAATATCCCCAAAAATGGATTAATCGATGTAACTGGTTTTGTACCAACTCCATTATCTAGAGATCGTTATGAGTGGTGGGTAAATGGTAGACAACTGAAAGGGGATGATCATCTCATTATCTTATCTCCAACATCATTCCAGTTAATTAATTTAACATCATTAAAGAATTTTGAATTAATTGAATTAGTTGATGATAAAGATGTGTTGTACGATAATAGTGTCGGTTCCAATCAATGGTTTGGTTTAAATACAAATCATCCATTGTTTACCAAAGGAAATGTATACATTGATTTGTATGGAAATGTGTACACGAGTTATGATGAAGCAATTCGTTCCGGTCATACTTTCTTGGAACAGCATCTCCGATTCCGTTATAATGGACCACCAAATCATACACCATTACAGAATTCTACGATGGGATATATTACAAATCCAAACAATAACAATATTGAACAAGATATCATGGACTTCTTCCCGAAGTATGAAGAAAGGCATCCATCTAATAATTACAATGATTATTACAATATCCCATTGATCAATGGTGTTCCATTATATCATTTATTCACAGATGATATTGGATTACATGAGATTGAGAATACAAAGATTTTAGATGCATTGGATGATGCTTGGAAATATGAAAGAATCACCAATCCATTATTCCCAACAACACATCGTGACGATTCCATGATTATTGAACAACAATATTTGTTGATACATGTCAAAGAAGATTTCAATAAGTATGTGATTTATACCACGGGAACATATTCACGATATTTCACAATCTATTTGACAGAACATCAATGGGAAGAAATGGATCATGCGAAAATGATTATTCCAATTATCCGTACAGGAACAAGAATTGAATTACCAAAATCCGTTAAAGGATTATGGGTACATGCAACTGTGGTTACATGCATCCAAAAGGAGATCAAATAACAAAAAGTAAAATGTGATACTTGTCGGTGGGGCCAATGGCCCCACCGCATCACAAAATAAAGAAAGGAGAATCACCATGCATCCAATCGCAGTATCCCTTCATGTATTTCGAACCCTTGCCATATTCGAAGAAGTTATGTACATATTGATTGAAACATGCATCTATGAATCATAAACCCACGCCAAACGAAATCTCATCATTTTCCATTTGACTACATCTTAGTGCATTGATATAAAAAATAAATACAAATGCATTTCACTCCGCCCCTATTGGGGCGAAGCTTTCATGCACATTACTTTGGAGGTTTACAAATGTTCAAGTCATCGCACACAATCCCCCTGTGAATTGTGTACAAACCAACCCGAATACCACATGATGTGATATTAATTACTTGTTCGGATTGGCATTTCTCATACTCTGAAGAATGGACTGTTCCATGGCAATTGTTGCCGCATCTTTGCTTTGTACCATCGTGGATTGATACAACTGATCTTGCTGTGTTACCGGTCTCTTTAATGCTGCCATGAATTGTTCAATCTTACCTTGCAATGACTGGTTGAGATTATTGTTATTTGCATCCATCAAATCATCCATCAAATCACCAGTGTCATATGTTATACCGTGTACCAGGTCGTAGTAAGCAGCTCCTGCACCATCTTGCATCCAATCGAACTCCACGGGTGCACGCTGGGCTTGCTCTTTAGTCTTGTAAAACCAGTTTGTATCCGGTAATGAGAAACGTGAGAACGATCCAATTGTTGCGTTGATAATGGGAGAGATCGGAGTATTATAACCACGCTGGTGCATTGCATATAACTGATTCCATTCATTCTCACCGGTAATATCCACTTCGTACATTGCGGGAATCTTGGGAAGTTTGACTTTGGGTTTCTTGGAATCGTCTTTCTGAACCATCGTAATTGTACCATTCAGAATACCCTTTAACATTGCGGGATCATCAATCGTAGTTGTCCAATTCACATACAACTTGGGAATCTGACAATACTCAAACTTGATATGACCAGCATTAAATTCTTTCACAGCTTCCTCATACGTCATCCATGGATAGTCATGTGCTAATGAATACTTAATTGCCGTCATGATGATATTCATTGCATTGACATAATCCGTTTGGTTGTAGTAGCACTTCTGGACAGTTGACAACTTCTGATAGATCTCACGTTTCTCCGCAGAATCAAACAATTCATCATCACGTTTATGATAGGAGAGATCCGGGTCACGACGAACAATTGACACACTCATTTCCTCTTCCAATACCCTCTTTTGTTCATCACTCAACTCAATCACAATGATGTCTTCCTTGGTTGCCTGACGCTTCTTCTGTTCCAACTTCTTCTTCATCAATTCATTACGATGGTTGATAGCTTCATCAACCTCATCATCATCGATGATCTCCTGCTCCAATTCCATGATACGAAGCTGAACATCTTCCTTGAGATCGTCATTCATCAATACCTGAATACCCTTCTGCATCTTGGCGATAATCTCATCCAATTCCTCAGTAGAGTAGGTATAAACGAATTTGTTGTTTTCTTCATTCATACTAATCTTCCTTTCTTGACCTATATTGTATTTACTTGTAATACTTGTACCCGGTCAATTAAATAGTACATATGTCATTGAAACAAAAAATGAAATAACAACATGGCCCATAATGGGCCATTTCATCAAACATATAGGGTTTTCCATCGCGCTTTTTTATTAACATAATTCTATATAGTACTTGTATATTTAATTATTATTACTCTATGTATACAATGTATACATAGTATATAGAAATATAAGCCTCCGGCTTATATTT